CCACCGAGATCTACTCTCTTTCCCTACACGACGCTCTTCCGATCTCCTGAAAAATTCTCCGCGGGTATATTTTTGAAAAACACTTTAAGTTTGTATGTGATATTTTAGGGGGCTTACAGGTGCATTAACTAATGCTAGCGTTTTTTCCTCTCCTTTCGGCGCTAAAAAGTCTGTAAGTCTGCTAAAATACCACATACAAACTATATTTAATCTTGTGGAAAAGGAGGCGAAACAATGGCAAAACGAAGTAAAACTAATAAAGAAAACACTGAGAAAAAAATTAGACCTGCAACTACTCCAGAAGCAAGAGAGAATCAGATGATAGCTTTAGCTGTAGACTTAGCTGAGAAGCAGCTTATAGAGGGAACTGCGTCTTCTCAAGTGATAACTCACTATCTAAAACTAGCTACAACTAAAGAAAAGATAGAAAGGGAGATACTTGAAAAGCAGAAAGAACTTATAGTTGCTAAAACTGAGAACTTACAATCAGCTAAGAGAATCGAAGAGCTATATTCTAATGCTCTTAAAGCAATGCAAAACTATAGTGGGCAAATGACTAGTATGGATGGTGACGAAGATGATGAATATTAGAACCTATCAAGAATTGATTAAGCTAAAAACATTCAAAGAGCGATACCGCTATCTAAAATTAGGCGGTAAAGTTGGAGAAGAGACATTTGGCTTTGACCGATATTTAAATCAGAAGTTTTATAGGTCAGCAGAGTGGAAAAGAATAAGAGATTATGTAATTCTACGAGACAATGCTTGTGATTTAGGAATAGAGGATAGAGAGATTGATAATAGAATCATCATTCATCATATGAATCCATTGACAAAGTATGATGTGATTAATCAGACAGAGTTTTTGTTGAATCCAGACTATATGATTTGCACCACTAAAAGAACTCATGATGCAATACACTATGGCGATGAAGATATACTATTTGGAGAATTTATAGAAAGGTCTAAAAACGATACTTGCCCATGGAGGAGGTAATGTAAATGATGGAAAGTATATTGCTTTCAATAAAGAAGCTATTAGGCATAATGCCTGAGTATACAAACTTTGATGATGATATAATAATTCACATAAACACTGCTTTTGCTATACTGAATCAATTAGGTGTCGGACCAAAAAACGGCTTTATGATAGTAGATGAAAACTCGAGTTGGCAAGACTATACAACTGAGAATAATCTTAACATGGTTAAAACTTATATTTATCTAAAAGTAAGATTGCTTTTCGATCCACCCACTAGCAGTGCTTTAATTGAAAGTATTAATAGAACATTATCCGAAATAGAATGGCGTATATTTTTGGAAGGAGATCCTAAAATAGAAGATACACCGCCTTCTGATGAAGAATAATTCGAAAGGAGGTGAGAGTATGAATGATGAACTTAAGCATTTCGGTGTCAAAGGTATGAAATGGGGAATCAGAAGATATGAAGATAAATCCGGGCATTTAACTCCTGCCGGTAAGAAAAAATACGGTGACAGTGAACATGATGGCAATCTTTCTAATAAAAAGAAAAGTGTTAGAAAGCAAAAAGATGAAATAAATTCTAAGCGTAGAACTATAAAGTCAGGTACTGAATTTCAAACAATAACTAGAGGACAATATCAAAGCGGTAAGAAAAATCGTCTATATACAGCTTATACCGACTATGATAAAAACATGTACGCTGACATGATGGGTAATTTTATGTATGATGGAAGAGGATATAAGAATACGTTTATGGTTAAAAAAGACATATCAGTGGCTAGCGACAAGGATGTAGTTAATACATTTATGAAAATAGCAAAAGAAAATCCTGAACAAGTGGCTAAGGATATGGCAAAAGCCTATAACGATAATGTTATATTTATGGAGAAAACATCGAAATCATACAAGAAGAAAATTTCTAAACTTAATGATCCTGAAAGTAAAAAAGCTAGAAAATTAGCTGAGGAATTTGTATCTAATGCTGTATTATCTAAGAAAGCAGAAACATCCAGTAATAATTTTTATGCTAATTTAGTAAAGCAAGGCTTTGATGCCTTAAGCGATATTAATGACAGAAAGGGTACTGCTCAAGATCCATTAATAATACTGAATATGGATAAGATTAATCAAACTGGTTCTGTTAAGTTAACAAAGGACGATTTGAAATACTATGCTGATTATACTATGACCAAAGAAGTAAAGAAAAAGAAAAAAGATTTGTCATCAATTCAACGTTAGGAGGTGAGTTAAATGTGGAATTATACTAATGAACTTTATCATCATGGCATAAAAGGCATGAAATGGGGAGTTAGAAGAACTGCTGCCCAATTAGGGCATCCTACAGGGAAAATCGATTTAAATAAAACAAAAAAGAGAGTAGATGCCGCTGGTACAATAGTTAATGAAACAAGAAATATTAATAATGCTACTTCCAAAAAAGGTCAAAAGAAAGCGCAAAAACAAAAATTGTCTGAAGCTAAAATTATGACTGACCAGGAACTAAGAGAGAGGGTCAACCGACTAAATATGGAACAACAGTATGTGAAAATGTCAGCTGAGCAAATTAATGCTGGGCGCTCAAATGTTAATTCCATATTAAACAATGTTGGAACTGCTATAAGTATTACAAGTTCAGCATTATCTATAGCCTTGGCCATACAAAAGTTAAAAGGATAGCAGAAAGGAGAACTCAAAATGGCATTATCAAACACAGCCACTCCTATCTATTATGGTAAGTTTAGAGATGCCGTTATAAGAGGAGAGATTCCAGTATGTAAAGAGATTTCCATGGAAATGAACCGTATAGATGAGCTGATAGCTAATCCTGGAATCTACTATGATGATCAAGCTATAAACGGTTTCATAGATTATTGTGAAAAAGAACTTACATTAACCGATGGAGCGGATTTACATTTACTAGACTCGTTTAAACTTTGGGCTGAACAGATATTTGGTTGGTATTACTTTGTAGAAAGAAGTGTATATGAACCTTCACCTGATGGTCATGATGGTAGATATATAACTAAATCAGTTAAGAAAAGATTAGTTAATAAACAATATCTCATTGTAGCCAGAGGTGCAGCCAAATCTATGTACAGCTCATGTATACAGAATTATTTTCTAAACGTAGACACTACAACTACTCATCAAATAACAACAGCTCCTACTATGAAACAAGCCGAAGAAATACTATCACCAATAAGAACCGCTATAACAAGATCTAGAGGACCTTTATTTCAGTTTTTAACTGAAGGTTCTATACAAAATACAACTGGCTCTAAAGCTAATAGAATGAAATTAGCGTCCACTAAAAAAGGTATAGAAAATTTTTTAACAGGGTCACTATTAGAGATAAGACCGATGAGTGTTAATAAACTTCAAGGTTTGAGATGTAAAGTGGCGACAATAGACGAATGGCTTTCTGGCGATATAAGAGAAGATGTCATAGGTGCAGTTGAACAAGGTGCCTCTAAATTAGATGATTATTTAATAGTTGCTACAAGTTCGGAAGGGACTGTAAGAAATGGTAGTGGTGATACAATCAAAATGGAATTAATGGAAATTCTTAAAGGCGAATACGTTAATCCACATGTTTCGATTTGGTATTATCGACTTGATGATATAGAAGAAGTTAATAACCCTAGAACTTGGTTAAAAGCAAATCCGAATTTAGGAAAAACCGTCACATATGAAACTTATCAGTTAGATGTTGAAAGAGCTGAAAAAGCTCCGGCTACAAGAAATGATATTTTAGCAAAACGTTTTGGTATTCCAATGGAAGGTTATACATATTTCTTCACTTATGATGAAACTCTTCCACATAGAAAAAGAGATTTCTGGCAAATGCCATGCGCATTGGGAGCCGACTTATCACAAGGAGATGACTTTTGTGCATTTACGTTCATGTTTCCTTTAAGAGATGGCGCTTTTGGAATTAAGACTAGAAACTATATAACGTCTAAAACACTTCATAAGTTACCAGGAGCTATGAGATTAAAGTATGATGAATTCTTACAAGAAGGAAGTCTTATAGTATTGGAAGGAACAGTTCTAGATATGACTGAAGTCTATGAAGACCTCGACGCTCATATAATCGAAAGAGACTATGATGTTAGATGTTTTGGATTTGACCCATACAATGCAAAAGCATTTGTTGAAAGATGGGAATCTGAGAACGGCCCATTTGGTATAGAAAAAGTTATACAAGGTGCTAAGACTGAATCAGTTCCATTAGGCGAATTAAAGAAATTAGCAGAGGATAGAATGCTACTATTTGATGAAGAACTTATGACATTCGCCATGGGTAACTGTATAACTCTTGAAGACACAAATGGTAACCGAAAATTATTAAAGAAAAGATATGAACAAAAGATAGATGCAGTTGCCGCTATGATGGATGCATATGTTGCTTATAAATTAAACAAAGATGCATTTGAATAGGAGGTGAGATGAGTTGTGGAATTATATCATCATGGTATAAAAGGTATGAAATGGGGAATTAGAAGATGGCAAAATGAAGATGGAACTAGAAACGCTAAAGGTAGAAAACGATATGGAGAAGATCGATATAAAGATTATGGTGATGGCCGTATAGAAATTAAAAAAGGTGCTAAATTACAAAGAATAGTATTTGACAAACAAACAGCTAAACAAAATATTAAAGGTCAAACCTATGCGTCTGTCGGAAAACACGATAATAATATGTATATGAATACTCTAAGTAAAGCTGGAACATCAAAAGTATTAAATATGACAGCAAAAACTACTTTAAAATCTCCATCAACAGATGAAGCAGCAAGTACCTTTTTTAAAGTTCTGAAAAATAATCCAACTGCATTAAAAGAGTATAAGGATGCTGTATCAAAAAATGCCGATTATTTACCTGTAAATGACGATAAAAAATTTAAAAAACATATGGATGAAATAATCAAAGGAAATGTTAGTAATAAAAAAGATGATGGTTTGAATCTGGATTTATATTATCTTAATGCTAACTATTTATTTGTAGATGATAAAAACATGCCAACAGCAAAGAAATTATTTTATCAGGAGTTAAAAAACAAAGGGTATAATATGCTTCGTGATGATTATGATACAGTAACAAATTACGGCGCAGTTAAATCCCCAATAATATTATTAGATGGAGAGGCATCTTTATCTATTGAATCCGAAAAAGTAGTTAATAAAGCTATGTTAAAGAAAGCATCTAAATATTGTAATAAGTACGCAAAAAAAGGTGAAAAATGGGCCAATAAACAATGTGGAATAACATAGGAGGTGAGTCAAATGTGGGAGTATAATCATACCGATGAATTATATCATCATGGTATAAAAGGTATGAAATGGGGAGTTAGAAGAGCTAGACGACAAAATGCAAAAGTAGATAAAAGTTTTAAAAAATGGAAAGAGAATAGCGATAAAAAGTCCAATGCTATTGACCTTGGTAAAAAAGCTAATGTTGCACGTATGGACTATGAAAGAGACAGATCGAATAAACAATTAAAGAAAACTTATAAACAGGCTAATAGAGATTATAAGAAAGCTTTAAATTCCAACACTACATACCGAAAAGGAGCCATAAGAGGTGAAGTTGGAAAAGACGCTTCTAGAAAATATTTAAGTGAAGCTAAAAAAGTTCAGAAACAATTAAACTCTGATCCGAATAACAAGGCTCTTAAGAAACAATACAACTATTTACAAGGTCAGCATGATGTGCAAAGAGCTAAAGCTAGAAAAGCACCAGAAGTAGGAGCAAAGAGAAGCGCTAGAAAAGCTGCAGCTAAACGTGCAATGACTATGACTGTAAAAGCAGCTGCCACTGCAGCAGCAATAGGTGTTGGTACAAAAGTTGTTAATGATGTAATGATGTCTAATAATGTAACTTTTAATGGACAGCGAGTTAAATTTAGTGCACAAAATGTAAATAGTGCGATAAACGCTATTAACAAAGGAAAAGAATTTATGGGATTCTTCTATTAATAAAGTAGGAGGTGAAAACGTCAAAATGGCTTTTAGTGATAGACTAATACATGCATGGAATGCCTTCCTAAACAAAGACCCAACACCAAGATACAATTATGGTGAGCACATAAGCAGCTATAATCCTTTTAGAATGCGCCTAACTAGAGGTAATGAAAGAAGTATTGTCGTATCAGTTTACAACAGAATAGCATTAGACGTAGCGTCTATAGATATTATGCATGCTAAATTGGATGACAATGGTCGTTTTGTTGAAGAGATGGATACTAGTTTAAATGAGTGTTTAACTCTTAGTGCAAACATGGACCAGACAGCAAAAGCGTTTATACAAGACGTTGTTATGTCTATGATGGATGAAGGTTGTATTGCCATAGTTCCTGTTGACACTACTATAAATCCTAATATATCTGGCTCTTATGATATAAATAGTCTAAGAGTAGGACAAATACTGGAGTGGCGTCCACAACATGTTAAAGTTAGAATATATAATGATAAAACTGGACAGAAAGAAGATCTACTATTACCAAAAAGTATGGTCGCCATAATAGAGAATCCTTTATATGCGGTCATAAATGAACCAAACTCAACTATGCAACGTCTTATAAGAAAACTTAATCTTTTGGATGTCATAGACGAACAAAGTGGTTCTGGTAAATTAGATTTAATTATACAATTACCTTATGTTATCAAATCTGAGGCAAGAAAACAACAAGCTGAAAATAGACGTAAAGAAATTGAAATGCAACTTACAGGTTCTAAGTATGGTATAGCCTACACTGATGGAACCGAAAAGATAACACAGTTAAATCGACCAGTTGAGAACAATCTAATGAAGCAGATTGAATACTTAACGAGTATGCTATATGGCCAGTTAGGAATCACTCAGACTATATTAGATGGTACAGCTGATGATAAAACTATGTTAAATTACTACAATAGAACAATTGAGCCTATAGTTTCAGCTATAGTTGATGAAATGAAAAGGAAATTCCTAACCAAAACAGCTAGAACTAGAAAACAAGACATAGTTTACTTTAGAGATCCATTCAAACTAGTTCCAGTTAATGATCTTGCCGAGATTGCTGATAAATTAACACGTAATGAAATAGCGACATCAAATGAAATTAGACAAATTATGGGATGGAAACCATCCGAAGATCCTGACGCAGACGAATTACGTAACAAGAACTTAAACAAAAATGCTGAAGAAATCGAGAATGCGCCAGAAGTTCAAAATGCAGTAGACAATACTGAGAAGAAGGAGGAATAGTTAGAGATGAAGTATGACTTTAGTGGATGGGCAACTAGAAACAATATTAGATGCTCAGATGGTAGAACAATTTTAAAAGATGCCTTTAAGCAACATGATGGGCAAACTGTTCCACTAGTATGGAATCATCAACACAATGAATCAGCTAATGTATTAGGCCATGCAGTATTAGAAAACAGAGACGAAGGCGTTTACGCTTATTGTACTTTCAATGATACAGAAGCTGGTAAAAATGCAAAACTACTAGTAGAACATGGTGATGTTACAGCTTTATCTATTTATGCTAATCAACTTAAACAAAAAGGTTCAAATGTAATGCATGGAACTATAAGAGAAGTAAGTTTAGTGTTAGCTGGTGCTAATCCTGGAGCTTTTATAGACTCTGTAATAAGACATGGCGAATTTTGCGAGGATGAAGCAGTTATATATACAGGTGAAGAATTAACACTACAACATGCTGATAGTGACCCAAGTGATAAAGCTGATAAAAAAGATAAAAAGGGAGATGATGAAGTGGACAATAATGAAAAGACTATTCAAGATGTATTTGACACTTTGAATGAAGAGCAAAAGAATGTTGTATATGCTCTAATAGGGCAAGCTTTAGAAGATAAAAGCATGGCACAATCTGCCATAGAAGAAAATGAAAATAATATTGAAGAAGATGGAGGAGAACAAGAAATGAAACATAATGTATTTGAAGGTAGAGAAACTGAAAACAATGATGTATTATCACATGATGCTATAGAAACTATATTAAAAGATGCTAAAAGATATGGATCTTTAAAAGAAAGCTTTTTAGCTCATGCCGATGATTATGGTATCAAACAAATAGACTGGTTATTCCCAGATGCTAAAAACGTTAACATGCCACCAGATTTCATAAAAAGAGATGACTCTTATGTACAAAAAGTAATGAGAGGAGTTCATCATGTTCCATTCTCTAGAATAAAATCTATGCATGCTGATATAACTGCTGACGAAGCTAGAGCTAAAGGTTACATGAAAGGTAAAAGAAAGAAAGAAGAAGTATTCACACTATTAAAAAGAACTACTACTCCAACAACTATATACAAAAAGCAAAAACTAGATAGAGATGATGTTGTGGATATAACTGATTTCGATGTAGTAGCATGGTTAAAAATGGAAATGAGAATGATGTTAGATGAGGAAATAGCAAGAGCTATATTAGTTGGTGATGGAAGATTAGCTGACTCTGATGACAAAATCAATGAAACTTGCATAAGACCTATATCTAAAGATGATGATTTATACTGTGTTAAAGCTCCTGTTTCTGTAGCAGCTGCTGCAACTGAAGATGATATAGCAAAAGCATTTATAAAAACAGTTATAAAATCTAGAAAAGAATACAAAGGATCAGGAAGTCCAACTCTATTCACTACTGAAGATGTCATAACTAATTGTTTATTATTAGAAGACAAAAACGGAAGAGTAATATATGACACAGTTGATAAATTAGCTACAGCTTTAAGAGTTAAAGAAATAGTAGCTGTTGAAGTTATGGAAGGTGCTAAAACTAAAGTTGAAACTGTTGAAAAACCTTTAATGGCTATCATGGTTAACTTAGTTGACTACTATGTTGGTGCAGATAAAGGTGGAGCTGTTAATATGTTCGATGATTTCGATATAGACTACAACCAACAAAAATACTTAATGGAAACTAGATGTTCTGGAGCATTAGTTAAACCTTACTCTGCAGTAGCAGTAGCATTAGATAAAGCTGAAGCTTAGAATAGAAAGGAATAATTCAAAATGGCAAAGTTTTGTGGATTAATCGGTTATGCTCTAACTGTCGAAACTGAACCTGGTATATATGAAGAACAGATAACAGAGAACATGTACTTCGGAGATGTAATACGAAACTCTAGACGTTTACAAGAAAGAAGTAAAATAAATGACGATATTAATATATCAAATCAGATTAGCATCATAGCCGACCCATTTGCCAATAATAACTTTCATGCAATGCGCTATGTCGTATTCATGGGAGCTAAATGGAAAATAACAGATGTTGAAGTTCAGTATCCAAGATTACTGTTAACGATTGGAGGCTTATACAATGAATAGAAGGTTAGAACTACAAACAAAACTTGAAGGTATAATGCAAAATAAACATGTATATTTTCAGCCTCCAGCATCTGTGAAATTAACTTATCCATGTGTAATTTATACAATTGGTGATGGTGACACTAAGCGTGCTAATGATAGTATATACCAATATATTAATAGCTATACATTAATGTTTATTTATAAGCAACCAAATATTGATATAATAGAAAACGTTTTAAAAGAATTTCAAATGTGTAAGTTTGATAGAGCATATTGTAGTGATAATTTATATCATTACGTGTTCACGATTTATTATTAAATTTAAGGAGGAAAGCTAACATGGCTAAAATAGTTTGGGATGAAAGTGGTAAACGTCTTTACGAAACAGGCGTAAAAAATGGTGTATTATATATACAAGATGAAACTGGAGCATATAATAAAGGTGTAGCATGGAATGGATTAACTGCTGTAACAGAAAGTCCTTCTGGAGCAGAAGCAACACCATTATATGCGGATGATATAAAATACTTGGAATTATTCTCAGCAGAAGAATTTGGAGCAACTATAGAAGCTTATACTTATCCAGAAGAGTTTGAAGCTTGTGATGGTTCTGCGTCTTTAGGAACAGGTGTTACTATAGGTCAACAAGATAGAAAAACTTTCGGATTATGCTATAGAACAGTTCTAGGTAATGATGTTAAAAGTAATGAATATGGATATAAACTACACTTAATTTACGGTGCAAAAGCTGCTCCTAGTGAAAAAGGTTATCAAACAATAAATGATAGTCCAGAAGCAATAACTTTCTCATGGGAAGTAACTACAACACCTGTAAATGTAGCAGGATTTAAACCTACAGCAAGTGTAACTATAGACTCTACTAAAATAGACCCTGAAAAATTAAAAAAAATAGAAGATATGTTATATGGTGAGGGAGCTACTGACGCTAAATTACCATTACCTGATGAATTAAAGACAATACTTGCTGGTGCATAATCGCTGGTTAATATATTTTATTGTAAACAAAAAGAGCTCTCGCATTTTTTACGGGGGCTCTTATATTTTAATTTTTGATTAAGGAGAGATTTGAATATGTTAAAGAAAACTGTAACTTATACTGATTATAATGGCGTTGAAAGAACTGAAGATTTCTATTTCAACCTATCTAAAGCTGAGGTAACTGAAATGGAATTATCTGTAGACGGAGGGCTAGCTCAAATGCTAGAAAACATCGTTAACTCAAAAGATAATAAAGAAATAATACGTACTTTTAAACAAATAGTACTAAAAGCGTATGGGGAAAAATCACCAGATGGAAGAAGATTCATCAAGAGTAAGGAATTATCAGATGCATTTTCTCAGACAGAAGCATACAGCGAAATATTTATGGAATTAGCACTTGATGACAAAGCTGCTACAGATTTCATAAATGGTATATTACCTACTAGCATGAAATAGAAAGGTTAAGGTGACTGGAGATGTTGAAAATAACTGTACCTGCAATGGAATACTACGATGAAGTTAGTAATGAATTTATATTATTCAAGGAACAGCCCTTACAACTAGAACATTCTCTAGTCTCCATTTCAAAATGGGAAGCCAAATGGCATAAACCATTTTTAGATGGAAAAGATAAAACGCTTGAAGAAGTAATAGATTATGTTCGTTGTATGACAATAACCCAAAATGTTGATGCAGATGTTTATACCCGCTTAACTGAAAATAACTTAAAAGATATAAATGAATATATAGAAAACCCAATGACTGCTACGACCTTTAGTGATACAAATCAAACCCCTAATAGGGAAATTATAACCTCTGAAATAATATATTATTGGATGGTTGCTTTTAATATTCCATTTGAATGCCAAAAATGGCATATTAATAGATTATTAACTCTTGTTAAAGTATGTAATATTAAAAACTCTCCACCTAAAAAGATGGGACGAAATGAAATACTACAACGAAATAGAGCATTAAACGAAGCGAGAAAGAAAAATTTAAAAACTAAAGGATAGGTGAACGCCATGAATTCATTCGATCGAGTTGCTAATAATCGTCATAAAAACAATAATAAACGTATTGCAAAAGAAATTGTAATTGGTAAAAAGAGTAAGTTATGTAGCAAAGAATTAAGTACAGCTGGATACGACAAACACATAGTTGACGAGAGAGTTAATACCATGCTTAGAAAAAGAATGAATTTATCAATACATGAAGTAGCAGAAGAGGTTGTAGAAGGTAAATGGGGAGAAGATGAAATTTGTAAAATGTTACTAGAAGAAGCGGGATATAACTATAACGATGTTATGCATGAGATTCAACGTCTTAATAAATAAAGGCGGTGAGATTGAACAATGGAAATAAAAATCACTAGTAAAGGTGATTTCAATAAAACATTTAAATTTTTGGAAAAGATGAAAAATTTTCAGATTAGGCAAATACTTGAACGCTATGGGCAAGAAGGTGTATCAGCGTTATCTAGCGCTACTCCAACTGATACTGGAACTACGGCAAATTCATGGAGTTATGAAGTATCATCAAACGGCGATACACACACTATTTATTGGTCTAATAGTAATACTAATAAGGGTGTTAATATTGCGGTAATACTCCAATATGGTCATGGTACCGGTACCGGTGGTTATGTAGCAGGAAGAGACTATATAAATCCGGCCATGAGACCTATATTTGATAGGATAGCCGAAGAAGCATGGAAGGAGGTTGTTAATGCATGAGTTCAATTGATAAAAGAATTGTCCAAATGGAATTTAATAATCAAGGATTTGAGAGTGGAGTAAAAACAACTCTAAATAGTCTTAAAAATTTAAACGAAAAGCTCAAAATGAATGAAGGTAGTAAAGGATTAGACAACATTAGTAGAGCTGCAAGTAAAGTTAATTTAAATGGGTTGGGTCAAGGAGTAGAAACTGTTAAAGCTAAATTCTCGACTCTTGGTGTCGTAGGCGCAACAGTGTTATCTAATATCACAAATAGTGCTGTAAATGCTGGTAAAAACCTTGTAAGTGCATTAGCTATACAACCTATAACTGATGGTTTTAATGAATATGAAACCAAGATGAACTCTATACAAACTATATTAACAAATACTGCTCATGAAGGAACTACTTTAAAAGATGTTACAAGTACATTAAATGAATTAAATGATTATGCTGATAAAACTATATATAACTTTGCTGAAATGACAAAAAATATAGGTACATTCACAGCAGCAGGTGTCGACTTGAAAACATCTACAGCAGCAATAAAAGGTATAGCTAACTTGGCAGCGGCATCTGGCTCATCATCAGCACAAGCGTCAACTGCTATGTATCAATTATCACAAGCTTTAGCTACAGGTAAAGTGTCATTACAAGACTGGAACTCAGTTGTAAACGCTGGTATGGGTGGTAAACTATTCCAAGATGCATTAATAAGAACATCTGAAGTAATGGGAACAGGCGCCGATGAAGCTATAAAAAAATATGGAAGTTTTAGGGATAGTTTAACTGAAGGTAAATGGTTGACAGGTGATGTATTAACTGAAACATTGAAACAAATTTCAGGAGCATATACAGAAGCTGAATTGAAAGCTCAAGGTTATACTGACGCACAAGCGAAAGCAATAACTCAATTAGCAGAAAATGCTACTAAAGCTGCTACAGAAGTTAAAACTGTTTCACAATTATTTGATACAATGAAAGAATCTGTCGGTTCAGGATGGGCTCAATCATGGGAATACATTATAGGCGACAAAGATCAAGCAACTAAAGTTTTAACATCTATTAGTGATGGTTTTAATAAGATAATTCAACCGTCTACAGATGCAAGAAATGCAATGCTTAAATTTTGGAATGAGAACGGCGGTAGAGATGATGTTATAAAAGGTGTAACAAACATAGTGCAAGGCGTAGGTAAAGGACTTGGAGCAATTAAAGATGGTTTTAGAGATGTCTTTCCGCCAATGACTGGAGAAAAGCTAGTTCAAATTTCAGAAGGATTTAAGAATCTTACTGAAAAATTCAAAATGAGTGATTCTACAGCTGGTAAAATTAAAAACACATTTAAAGGTGTATTCTCAGTTCTTAATTTAGGAAAAAATGCGGTAACTACTTTGTTCAAAGCTTTTTCACCATTAACAAACGTGTTTGGTACTATTGGTAAAGTGTTATTATCAGTCACTTCTGGTATAGGTAAATTTGCTTCGAGCCTAAATGATGCCGCTAATAAGAGTAATTTCTTTGGTAAAATTTCAGATGGTATTTCAAGCGGACTTAACGCTATAGGCTCTATTATTAGTGGAGCAGGAAAAGGTATTATGTCATTCTTTGACTATTTAAGTAAGCTGGATTTTAGCAAAGTATTTAGTACTTTAGGTAGTGCATTACAAGGAATAGGAAATGGAATAGCGCCAATACTTGAAGGTGTAGGTAAAGCATTAGGTACAATAGATTTTGGAGCAATATTCGGAGCTCTTACTACTTTAATAACAGGTGGAATATTTAAAACTATAAAAGGTAGTTTAGACACATTGAAATCTACAGTTGAACAATCAACAAGTTTCTTTGATTCGATAAAAAAAGTTGGAGATTCAGTATCGGATATATTAGATTCTGTAGGAGATTCATTAACAGCATGGTCACAAAACATAAAAGCTGGAACTCTATTAAAAATTGCAGCCGCAGTTGGTATATTAGCATTTTCATTAGCTACTTTATCGACAATCGATGAATCAGGATTAAATACTTCTTTAACTGGTATAACAGCGTTATTTGCAGAATTAATAGGTGCAATGGTACTCTTAGAAAAAATAGAAATAACTAAAGGCTTTGGAAAAATGACTGGATTAGCAACTGCCATGGTTGGAATGTCTATAGCTATATTATTGCTATCAGCATCGATGAAATCTTTATCCAGTCTTAATTGGGGAGAAATAGTTAAAGGCTTAGTTAGTATCGCTGGTTTAATGGTTACAATGTCTGCTGCTGCGAAACTTATGGAAGGTTCAGGTAAAGGTTTGATTAAAACCGCTACATCTATGATAGTATTCGGGGCCGCGATTGCGATATTTGCTTCATCAGTCAAATCACTTGGCAATATGGATACAGATAACTTAATTCAAGGTCTTGTTGGTATAGGAGCAGTATTAACAGAAATGGCAGCTTTCTCAAAATTAATGAATGGCGTCAAAATGGGATTAGGTAATGCCGCAGGAATATTAGTATTAGCCGCTGCATTAAATGTATTAGCATCAGCAGTAAGCCAGTTTGGTAACATGGACTTAAGCGCATTAGTACAAGGCTTAGCTGGTATTGGTGTTATATTAACAGGTTTATCAGTATTCTCACGTTTTGGAACTACATCAGGAGGAATTATAACTACAGCTATCGGATTAACTGCATTGGCAGTCGCATTAAATCTTATGGTTCCTGCAGTTAAGGGCATGGGTTCTATATCTTGGGAAAATTTAGCTAAAGGCTTACTTGGTATGGCTGGAGCATTAGTCGTATTAGGAACAGCGACAGCATTGATATCAGGAGGAAAATTATCATTAGTGGCGGTTGGTGTTGGTTTAATGTCTGCCTCATTATTAGTATTAAGCGCTGCTTTACAATCTTTCGCTAGTATGTCTTGGGAATCATTAGCTGTTGGACTTGTTGCTTTAGCTGGTTCATTAACTATATTAGGTGTGGCAATGTATGCAATGTCTGGTTGTATATTAGGCGCAACAGCTATGGTTATTATGGCTGGAGCATTAGCATTGTTGACTCCGCAATTGATGGCATTAAGTTCGCTTAGTTTACAACAAGTTGGAACTGGATTATTAGCATTAGCAGGAGGATTTGCTGTTATTGGTGTGGCAGGTCTTCTATTAACTCCACTAGTTCCTACATTAATAGCATTATCAGGTGCTATAGCTTTATTAAGCGTATCTTGTGCTCTAATAGGCGCTGGTTTATTAGCATTTGGTACTGGTTTAACATTAGTTGGAACAGTCGTTGCAGGTAGTGGATATGCAATAGTTGGATTTATAAATCAGCTTATAGGTTTATTGCCAACGTTAGGAACTAAGTTAGCTGAAGCAGTGACAAATCTTATAACTGGTTTTGCTAATGGACTACCTCAAATATTGACTGCCGTAACACAACTTGTAACAGGTTTATTACAAGCATTATCTAATTGTATACCACAAATAATCACCACAGCGACTCAACTTGTAGTGGCATTGGCCACAGCAATAGGTCAGGCAGCTCCTAAGCTTATAGAAGTTGGAGTAAACTTAATATTGAATTTAATGCAAGGAATAGCAGATAATATAGAAAAATTAGTAACAGTTGGAGCAGAGATTGTAGTGAATTTTATAAATGGTATAGCCGAACATATAGGAGAAATAATAAACGCTGGTATTAACTTGGCTATAAAATTTATAGATGGTGTCGCTAAAGGATTAAACGAAAATTCCGATAGACTTGGTCAAGCTGTAAGTAATTTAATCCAAGCAGTGGTTAAAGCCGCTGTATCCTTAGCAGGCAGCGCAGTTGGAGGATTGGCACAAGCTGGTGGAAAACTTATCGGTGGACTTATAAAAGGAATCAAAGGTAAGGTTGGTCAAGCCGGAAGTGCAGTTAAAGAAGTACTTACTAGATGTAAAAATGCTCTTGTTGGAGCAGCTACTGCTTTAGTTGATAAAGGTAGACAATTAATTACAGGTTTTATTAAAGGAATCAAAGATAAGCTTAGTGCGGTTGCTAGTGCAGCTAAAGAAGCGCTTAATAGATGTAAAAATGCTCTTAGTGGAGCCGCTACTGCTTTAGTTGATAAAGGTAGACAATTAATAACTGGACTTATAAAAGGAATAAAAGATAAGATCAGTGCAGTTGGAAGTGCTATAAGAAGTGTTATAAATGCAGCTAAGAGTGCCGCTAGTAACGCAGCTAATGCATTAGTAAGTGCTGGTAAAAATTTGATAAATGGTTTGGCATCAGGTATCAAATCTGGTATTACTGCTGCGAAGAATGCAATATCAAGTGGAATACGTGGTGTTGTAAATAAAGCTAAGGAAATATTAAAGATACATTCACCTTCTAGAGTATTTATGGAGATAGGTAGATATACAGTTTTAGGTTTAGCAAAAGGGTTAACTAAATACGCTAGTGTTGCAAACAAACCAGCTGAAGGATTAGCACAATCAGTCATAAATTCTACTAATAAAGCATTAAATGTGGCAAGTAAAGTTCTTAATTCTGATATGGATGTAAATCCTGTTATATCTCCAGTGTTGGATTTGACAAATGTTGAAAATGGGGCTAGTAGATTAAATAATTTATTATCAAACAGAACTATGTCTATAGCTGGTGTATCTGGTGGAATCTCAAAATCTATCGGTTCAGTTCAAAATGGAGTTAGTAATGAGGAAATAGTATCAGCTATAAAAGACTTAAAAAATGGATTAGGAAATACAAGCAATACTACTTATCAAATAAATGGTATCACATACGACGATGGAAGCAATATTACTAATGCTGTTGAAACTCTTGTTAGAGCAGCTAAAATGGAAAGGAGGATATAAGTAATGGCAACTAAGTATCACATAGTTAAAAAAGGGGATTTACCAAGTCCTATATGTAAAAAATACGGTATATCTTTATCTCAATTGGTAAAACTTAATCATTTAAAGAAAAATAGATATGGAAACTATCTTATATATGTTGGACAAAAACTAATTATATCAGGAAAAACAACGACTTCACATAGTACACCAGGTAAGAAACCATCAACTAAAAAATCTAATTGTCCAAAAATTATTCATTTTGGTTTACAGTCAGATACTGATAGTACAGTATTTGCTACTTGGGAGTGGTCAAGATCTAATACAGATAAATACAAAGTTGTATGGAACTATCATACTGGAGATGGTGTATGGTTTATTGGCGAAGAAAAAGAAATTACTGCAGAACAAACTACTTATAATGCACCAAGCAATGCTGAAAAAGTTAGATTTAAAGTGAAAGCTATATCTAAGAAACATAAGGTTAATAAAAAAGAAGTTAGTTATTGGACTGCTGACTATACGGATTGGAAAACTTATGACTTTGACAACAATCCTCCGAAAATGCCTCCTGTTCCAACTGTAAAAATAGAAAAATATACATTAACAGCATCGTTGACAAATCTTGATGACATAAATGCAACTGAAATAGAATTTCAAGTAATTAAAGATAATTCAAAAACTTATAAAACTGGAGTAGTAAAAATAAATAAATGGGCTGCATCTTTTTCGTGTACTATAGAAGCAGGTCATTCATATACAGTTCGTGCTAGAAGTAAACGTAATAAATCTTATAGTGGATATTCTGACTATTCAGATGGATCTAAAACAATACCTTCTGCGCCAGCTAGTATCGAGTATATTAAAGCTTTATCAGAAACATCAGTTCAACTTAAATGGAAAGAAGTAACCAATGCTACAAAGTGTGAAGTTGAATATACTACTAAAAAAATGTATTTCGATAGCTCTAGTGAAGTTAAAACATTAACTGTAACATCTAAATCTTATGCTGAAGTTACAGGACTTGAATCTGGTCAAGAATACTTCTTTAGAGTTAGAGCAATAAATGAGCAAGGAGAATCCGGCTGGTCTGAAATAGTATCTATAACAATAGGTAAAGCTCCAGCCGCTCCGACAACTTGGGCTTCAACCACTACAGCTATTGTCGGAGAAAAAGTTATATTATATTGGGTACACAATTCAGAAGATGGTTCTAGTCAAACTACAGCAGAATTAGAATTAATTATCGGCGATAATAAAGAAACACACACAATAACTAACACAACAGAAGAATCTGAAAAAGATAAAACTAGCCAATATGTTTTAAGCACATTTACTTATACTGAAGGAACGACAATAAAATGGAAAGTAAGAACTGCAGGTATAACAGGAGTATATGGTGATTGGTCAACACAAAGAGTGATCGATATATATGCACCACCAACATTAAGTTTAAGTATAACTGATAAGTCAGGAACATCGTTAACTGCTATTGAAAGTTTTCCATTCTATATAAATGGTGTAACCGGTCCTGCAACACAAACTCCTATAGGTTACCACGTAACTATTACTTCAACAGAAACTTATAGTACCGTTGATGAGATAGGAAACGTCAAAATGATTAGTGCTGGTGATGATGTTTACTCTCAATTTTATGATATTTCAGAAAATTTAGCCTTGGAAATTTCAGCACATAGTGTGGATTTAGAAAATGGCGTAGCATATAAAGTTACAGTTGTAGCATCCATGAATTCAGGTTTAACTGTTGAAGAATCTGCTGAATTCGAAGTATCATGGACAGATGAACAATACACACCTAATGCAGAAATATCCATAGATGAAGAAACCCTTTGCGCTTATATACATCCATATTGTGATTATTATCCAATGGTATATTATAAAGTCGAATTGAGTACTACCACAGGAACATATGTGCAAACTAGCGAAATAATAACAGAAACTATAGAAGGAACTTCAGTTGACGAGGCATTTACAGAGAATGGTGACGTAGTTTATTATGGTACTCTATCATCAGGAACAGGCGTATATTTCTGTGAAGTTGAATCAGAAGTCAGCGAATTGGTAGACGGAATAACTCTATCAGTATATAGAAGAGAATTTGATGGTTCATTCGTTGAAATCGGAACAGGTATATTAAATGCAAGCAATACTTTTGTAACAGACCCTCATCCTGCATTAGACCTTGCAAGATATAGAATAGTCGCTATATCAGACACAACAGGTGCAGTAAGTTATACTGATATTCCTGGAGTTATTGTTGGAGAAACTGCGGTTGTTATACAATGGGATGAAGCATGGACAGAATTTGATACAACAAATGAAGATGAAATGGAACAACCTGCATGGGCTGGTTCAATGCTGAAATTACCATATAACATAGATGTATCAGATTCAAATGAATCAGATGTAACATTAGTCGAATATATAGGAAGAAAAAGACCTGTTAGTTATTATGGAACTCAATTAGGTTCTACTTCTTCATGGAAAGTCGATGTAGCTAAAAAAGATAAAGACACTTTATATGCACTAAGAAGACTTGCTGTATGGATGGACGACGTATATGTGAGAGAACCTTCAGGAAGTGGATATTGGGCTTATATAAAAGTGTCATTTAGTCAAGAACATTGTAATTTGGTAATACCAGTTACACTTGATATAACAAGAGTAGATGGAGGTGCATAATATGGCTGATTGGTCATCTACTATGCAACAGACATTTGAATATTATATAGTTGATCCTGGGACTTGGAAAGATATTAAAAGAATAGAGAATGTTATACAGAGTACTATAAAGAGAGATTCTAGTGCTGAAACCTTGGGTTCTGCGACTATAGATGTTGCAGAATCTTTAGGTGAATGCTATATAAGAATTTATCTAATAACAATTCAAAATGGAGTTAGAGAAAAGCATCCTTTAGGTACATTTTTAGTGCAAACACCTTCGTATAAGTTTGATGGTAAGATTCAAACTATATCTTTGGATGCTTATACTCCTCTATTAGAACTTAAAGAAGGCATGCCTCCTCTTGGATATTCTATATTAGAGGGCAATAACATAATGAACAATGCTTATACACTTGTTCGAGAACAAGCAAGAGCACCTGTTGTAAAAACTGAAAATGAAAAGAATTTATTTAACGATTTTGTATCAAATACTGATGACACATGGATTACTTTCTTATCCGATTTAATAGCAAATGCTAAATACACATTTGGATTGGATGAAATGGGTCGTATTATATTTATGCCGGTACAAGATACAGCATCTCTACAACCAGTATGGACTTATGATGATAGCAATAGTTCTATATTATACCCTGATTTAGATATAGACAGGGATTTATATGGAATACCAAATGTTGTCGAAGTGATATATTCTAATGGTAAAGATATTTATACAGCAAGAGTTGAAAATAATGACGAAAATAGTCCAATATCAATACAGAATAGAGGTAGAGAAATAATACATAGAGAGACTAATCCTGATTTATTAGGTGACCCTACTAAAAACCAAATAGATGAATATGCAGAACAACTTCTTAGAAATTTATCAACATTAGAGTATACGATATCCTATACTCATGGTTATTGTCCAGTAAGATTGGGTGACTGTGTTAGAATAAATTACGAAAGAGCAGGATTAAAAAACATAAAAGCTAAAGTCATTAGTCAATCTATAGAATGTAAACCGGGATGTCCGGTCACAGAAAAAGCAGTATACACAAATAAATTATGGGGGTGATTTAAATGAGTCTGTCTAATGATTTGATATCTCAATTTGTAAAAATAACGAGAGACCAAACTGTAGAGAAAAAAGAATCAATAGTTTATGGTACTACAGTAGAATATGAATCTAAGATGTACGTCAAAATAGATGGTTCTGATTTATTAACCCCTATAACTACTACTGCTGATTTACAATCTGGAGAAAGAGTAACTGTAATGATAAAAGATCATACTGCTACGGTTACTGGAAATATTACTTCTCCTTCAGCTAGTTCGATTAAAGTTAATAAATTAGAAGAAGACATGCTGCAAGTTGATAAACTTATAGCCGATAAAGCAAACATAAAAGACTTAGAAGCAATTAATGCTATTATAAAAAATTTAAAAGCTAAAGATGCAGAGATAGAAAAATTAGTAGCAGATAAAGCTACAATAAAAGACTTAGAAGCAGTTAATGCTACTATAACTAATTTAAAAGCTAAAGATGCTGAGATAGAAAACTTAGTAGCAAATAAAGCAAATATAAAAGATTTAGATGTCATAAATGCTGATATTAAAAGTCTAAAAGCAGATAAAGCAAGAATAGATGTATTAGAAACAAAATATGCCGACATAAACACATTAGTTAATGGCCATTTAACATCTGAAAACATTCAATCACTTCATTTAACAGCAGCGAATACAACGATTGAAAATGCGTTAATAAAAGATGCCATGATAGACACCATAAGTGCAAGTAAAATTAATACTGGCACAATTAATACAAATAACGTTAGTATTCAAAGCGATGACGGTTCTATGCTGTTACAAGGTAATCTTCAACAGTTCAAAGATAAAGACGGTAAGGTACGTATACAAATAGGGAAAGATGCTACTGGAAATTTCACGTTTGTTCTTTATGACGAAACTGGTAAAGGTCAGCTTATTAATCAAAATGGAATTCAATCAAGCGATGCAATTAAGGATGGTTTAATAGTTGATAGTAAAGTAGCCGATAATGCTAATATAAATGGTAGTAAGCTTGATATAAGTAGTGTTATTAGCAATATAAATAATAATACTAGTACTATAAAAGCCAGCCATATTAAATTTGATGATACTGAACAAACGTTAGATGTATCATTCAATCAGCTTAAAAAGACGGTAGATACAATTAAGGATATTACCATAGATGGAGATTTGAGTAGTGTTATTGAGCAAGTAACTACTAATACAACTAATATTGGTATAGCTCAAGGACAAATTAGCACTTTAATTGACAATACAACTATTACAAAAGAAGATGGAACTGTCACACAACTGAAAGATGAATACAATAAAACCAAAGATACTGTTAATGAGCATAGTGTTACAATAGGTAAATTGGAAACTAATTACAAAGGAGCATTAACAAAGACTGCAACACAATACTATGTATCTACAAGTAATACTACTCAAACTGGTGGTAGCTGGATAGAAGACACTACTCCTAAATGGGAAAATGGAAAATATATATGGCAAAGAATAAAATACACATACGGTGATGGTAGCATAACATACTCTACTCCAGTATGTATTCAAGGTGCTAAAGGTGAACCGGGAGTTAATGGCGAAAAAGGTGACCAAGGTCTTCAAGGCGATAAGGGACAATCGTTAGTTAACTCAGTACCACAATGGTATTTATCTACTAGTAACACTACACAAACTGGCGGCAGCTGGGTTGAAAGTATGCCATCTATAGTACAAGATAAATACTTATGGTTAAGATATAAATTAGTATGGCAGAACCCTACACAAACTACTTATACAACCCCAACATTGGAACAGGTGGCAGAACAAATAAAAGATGTAACTAGCAAACAATCAAAATTAGAGCAATCTTTAGACGGGTTCAAAATGACAGTAAGCAGCACATATGCAACAAAAGAAGGACTAAATGAAGTTAAGGAATCAATTCAAAATCAAGATGGGTATACTATAATACTTAGTAAAGAGTGTATAGTAACTACTTGTGATTAATGGAGGTGTTTATATGGCAACAATAACTGTGTCAAGTAATCCTAGTACAACAGGGGATACGTTGACTGTAAATTTTACAACCGATGCCACTAATATTTCCGACATTTTACTAAGTAAAGATGGAGGTAGTACTTATATAAGTGCTACTTCATTTACCAACTCTAGTGCCGTTTTTAATATTAGTAACTGGGATAATGGGACATACAATAACTGCAAACTAAAATGTGTGTACACTGAAACTAGTAGTGGTGATAGTGAAATATCTACAGAGAGTGGAACATTTGGAGCATTATTATCAAGCGCATCTACGTGGTATGTAATAGGAGATAGTATTAGTGATACTAATTTATTACCACAGACGAAATATATGACTATTTTAGGAAATAAATTTAATAATTTGACAATCAATAACGTAGGTAAAGATGGATCACATTTTACTAACAAAACTACTGGATATAGCACTTTCGCAACACTTCTTGGAAAATTGCCAAGCAGCGATCCGAGTGTTATCACTATATTTGGTGGTGTTAACGACTATATACAAAGTTGTACAATAGGAGATATAAGTAGTACTGATACAAATAATTTCTATGGAGCATTGAACGACTTTGTAACTACTTTAAATAATAAATATACAAATGCTAAAAAGCTATTTATTATCCCACTTAATATGAGAGCAGGGGTATTTAGTACTAACAGCAATGGCACTAATAGTCTAGGTAATACGTTACAACAATATAGGGATGCTATTATAGCAGTGTGTAAGGATAATAATATCGAATATATAGATTTACATGGAGATGCTGAGTTACAGCCTGATTTAATTAGTAGTGACGGATTGCACCCTACACAGGATGGGCATAAATTATTAGCATCTAAATTATCTAAATGTAAAATAACTTCAGGTTCTGTAACGCCTCCAGCACCTTCTGAAACATACACCGTAGCCGAATCAGGAAACTTCTCAACAGTGGGCAAATGTGAAGGAGTTCAAGTTGATTCTAGTGGTAATTTAGTAGCTTCCACACTTGGTCAATGGGGTATGGTAAAATTAGATAAGTCATTGTCAAAACTTAAATTCACTGTTAGAGATAGCGTAGCTGATTATGGAGCATTATGTTGGTATATATATAACGATAATGGTGATGGTACTTATAATATGATAGCTTTAGGAAATACAAGCGCCGGTGAAAATGGTAAAAGATTCAAAATGACTATTCCGGGTACAGGTGCTACCCAAATTGATAAATTAGAAATGAATACAATTAATCCAGGGGAAACACTAACTATTGAAATAAATGGTAATACACAAACTGTATATAGACAAGATGGCAGTAAATTAGTTACATTGACTGGAAATATGAGTGGATGGTGTGGACAATCTTCTAACTCATCTCCATTCTGTAGTAATATACAGTACATCTCAGGATCAAGTACTACTGAAACATTAACTATAAGTGATATAGGAAACATAACACAAACTGAACAAACCGAATTTTATATCCAATATACTACAAATATAGCAATAATAAAACATGAAGTATCTTGGGACGGGGGAAGCACATTCTATGACAAAACAAGTGATGTAACTTCTAGTGGAACAACTTATAAATTTAAACATGATAATAAAGCTAGTGCTGGAACTTATCAAATGGCTATAAGAGTTACAACAGCTAAGGGTACAACTAAGACAAGTAATGTATTCACAGTTACTCTTACAAGTACTTCTACTCCTGAACCTACTATTCCTACACCTGTATATGAATTGACTGCAGATACAGTATTTGATGGAAGTTCAAAATGCGTCGACACAGGAGTAAAATTATTCAAAACTGCAAGCGACTATACTTTATTCATTGATTTCGATGATTATGGAGCTTCTCAAAACTCACTTGCACATCTATTCCATTGCGCATATGAAAATAGTGATGGAGATGGATTAAAGGTATATTATAATGGTGAAGATAATCACTACTATATAATAGGTAATAGACAAAACACTAGCGATGGTACTTATGAAAGTAGTTGGACATTAGTTGGAGGACAAAATAATAAGATAGCTATAGCTATATCTAAAGGTGTAGTTAGCCAAATAGTAATAAATGGTTCAGCTGTTGCAGTCACTAAAAATGAATATGATATGAACGACTACTCATTGATACTAGGAGCCTATCAAGATGCACAATGCGATAAGAGCAAATACTGGAAAGGTACAATACATGCTTGTAAAGTATGGAATTCAGCTTTCACAGTAGATGAAATGAAGAAATTATGTAACTCATCTAGTGGTGGAGGTAGTAATCCAGGTGGTTCTAGTGATGGTTATCGAGAAGGTAGAACACTAATATGGGAGGATGACTTCACTGGCACAACTTTAAATACTGCTAACTGGGATTATGAAAACAACTATAGTAGACCGAATGAAGTTCAAAATTATGTAGCAGGAACAAATAACGTATGGGTAGAAAATAGTAATCTTGTTATAAAAGCTAAGAAAGAAAGCTCAAACGGAAAAGAATGGTCAAGTGGTTGTATCCATACAGACAACAAACGAGAATTCATGTATGGTAGATTTGAAGCTAAAATTAAGATACCACAAACAATAGGTTCATTCCCAGCATTTTGGACATTAGGAGGTAACTACGAAGAAGGTGGTGGAATTACATGGCCATACTGTGGTGAGATAGATATCATGGAACACAAACAAGGTTACGCATGGACTACAGCTGGTGCATTATACAGAACAGACTTAGTATGGGATAACTGGGATGCTAAAGATTTAGGTAGGGTTGACTCAGGAGCTATTGGTAGCTTCGATGATTACCATATCTATGCTATGGAATGGACTCACGATAAACTAGATTACTATGTAGATGATAGACTTATAGGACACTCAGACATATCTGATGATAGTACATGGTTCATGTTCCATCAACCACATTATATCCTACTGAATCAAGCTTTAGGGGCTGCGGGCGGTAGTGTTCCTAGTGATATGACTGAATACACTATGTATGTAGACTGGGTTAGAGTTTACGCTCCAGAGGCTGCACCATCTGGTGGAGGTACTACAAATAAAATCTGGTTCGAGGACACAAGTGCTAGACATATGGATAAATGGAGTAAGCTTGGTCTAATACCTAAATTTAATGAAAGCTGGACTAATAAAGTAATCACATGGAAATCAAGTAACGAAAGTATAGCAACTGTATGTGGTGGTAGAGTAGACTCTAAAGGAGTTGACGGAAGTTGTATTATAACTGCAACAACACTAGAAGGTCAATCAGCTTCTATAACTGTTAATGTAGGTAATGGTCAACCAACAACACCAACTACTACTATAGGTAACATGACTTATGGAAAAGGTATAGATCAAAATACACATATTATTAAAGATGACGCTGCATATTGGGCAACCGTTGACCCTGTAACAGTTGAACAAGGTGCGACTTATACATTACAAATGGATGGTACATGGGCATGGGGATACGCTTTCGACGATAATGATAAATATGTTAGTGAATTGTTTACAAGTTCAGGTAATAATAATACCAAAAACACGTTCACTGCACCGACGACTAAGATAAGATATGGTTGCTATGACCCAGGTAAATATTTAACATATTGTAATTTAACTAAAACAAGTGGCGAAAGTTCATAGGAGGTGATTGTTTATGAGTGAAATATATAGTAATTCATTTACATCAAAAGTTAACAGATCAACCACAACTACAAGTGCTACTATATACAGTAATACATTCACTGCAACAGTAAATAAAGTAGTTGTAGAAGAAACTAGTAACAATACTCAAATTAATATATACAATGGAACTACTCAGTTAGTCGCAGTTGACTCAACACCAACTGACGGACAATATAAAGTAACCATAACCAACACTTCTAACTGTACTGCAAAATTGGAGAATGATCATAAAACGATCACTCTCCTTACAGTAACAGGAAATGCTGGTGAGATACAGATATCTATTAATATTGAAGGAAAAACAAATGTTAATAAGACTATTCCGGTTGCGTCAATTACAAAAAGCTCTGTTATTAAACATAATGAAACACAATATCAACAATTATCGGATAAATTTTCTTGGTGGGTTAAAGGCAATAATACAAGTTCAATGAGACTAACAGAGGATGCATTGAATATAATAACAAAACAAGTGAAAGTGACTGGAGATATGATAGTGGATGGTGCTATTGACGGTAAAACTATTACAGGTGTATCTATTATAGGAGGTACTTTTAAAAACCAAAGTAATACGTTTAGTGTAGATAGCGAAGGAAACATTATTGGTGCAAAAATGCAAGGTTCTGAAATTATAGGCAGTACTTTTAGAAATCAAAGTAATACATTTAGTGTAGATAGCGAAGGAAATATTGTTGGTGCACAAATACAAGGTTCTGAAGTTATTGGGGATAGTTTCTCAGTAGAAGGGGAGCTTACAGCTGACACCATAACTGCAAATAAAATAAACAATGCGCAATATCCAAGTACATTAGATGATGATATACAGATTGAAATAAACCCTACAAATGGTAGTGACGATGTTGAACTAGCAGATGGAGCAGTATATAAAACAATCGCAGGAGCATTAGATGCTTTACCAAAATTCCTAAATGGTAAACGAGTAAATATATGGATGCGTGATGATATATCCGAAAATGCAGACTTCCAAAATTATACTAGTGGACAAATAAGACTTTATTTAGATGGGCACACATTATACGGATACATTAGAAACTATATGAGTAGTGCAAAATTATGGGTATATGGTGGCTGGCCAGGTACCGAAGAAGGACAAATCGGTGTTGTCCACCCCGACACAGGTTGTGCAGTAGCTGGTAGAACTGGTAGTATTATATCCCAGGAAAGTAGTTCACTCAATACATACAGCGTTAAAGTTTATGGTAGTGATAATAAACACAGTGATGGGCAAAGTAATATTGTAGGTTATATCGGGGATGCCTTTGCCTCAATGTATATTAAAAATACTACATTAGTTAACTGTGAAATAGGGTACAGAGGTAGTGCCTGTGCAAGAATACACGATGCGAGTTCCGCCGGTGTATGTAGTGAATACGGATTTCAAACTACTAGTGGTGCATTTATAACAATAGCCAATGCAGCTCACTGCGGCGGCTTAATTGCAAATACCGCTCAAACTCTACCAGGACAAATTATACAACACTCAAAAGCAACATTTGCTGGAGGTAATCAAACCACAGATCCAGGTAAAGCCCCTACAAAAACAACCACTAAAACAGTAACTATAAAATCTACTGGTGGTGATACATATAGAAGTAGTGTATATAACAATTGGAAAAAAGATGGTACCGCTAGACAAGGTGACTATGGCTACGGTGACTGTAATGGATGTTGGTTCTTTGGTACTCAATTCAATCAATTTAAGGGCAAAAACATAACTAAGATAGAACTTACTATTAAGAGAATATCTGGTGGGGTTCATTCAGCCGTGTCAGTAGTAGTAAAAACTCATAACTATGCAAGTAGACCAAGTGGAAAACCTTCATATGGTTCAAGTTGTGGAAGTGTGAAAATTGCAGTAGGGGATTCAGAAAAATTAACTATAACTAATAGTACTATACTAAACGCATTGAAAAACGGAACTATAAAAGGATTCGGTATTCAATCTACTTATAACTCTGCAAACTATGCGGTATGTAGCGGTAGTGTGTCTATGAAAGTAACTTATACAGAATAGGAGGGAATAATCAAAATGGATGCTATAAATACTATAAATATAATAGCTAAATTATACAAACAAGAATTGGCAGAAGCTAATCATCAAAAGGTACTAATTCAAGCTCAATGTGAAATATATAAGCAACAAATCGACATATTAAAAAAAGAAATTGAAGAATTAAAAAACGAAAAAGAAAGTAATATGAAATAGGAGGTGGATTGCAAATGATTTTTACTGAAAGTACAATTAAAATCTCTAACAATGTTTCAAAAATGGATTCGACTATTGTACTTTATAGAGGAGATAAAAATGTAGAGATAAGATTTACTATATTACAATCTCCTTTTAAATACAGTAATACAGTAGAAACCAATGTTATTGAGTCAACTAATGCGAGTTATGGACAATTAGTAATAAAAACGCCAAATGATAAACCCCCAATATTTAGTGAAGTAAGTTCCACTAAAGAGGGTACAGTATTATTTACTATCACCAAAGAAATGATTGATGAGATTGAAGAAGTAGGTGATTATACATTCCAAATACGTTTAATGGATGAAAATAAACAAAGTAGAGTTACAATACCACCAGTTGAAAATGGTATTGAAATTAAAGAGCCAATTGCAATTGAAGATGATAATACTACTAACGTGGTAGGATTAGCAAAAGCAAATTATGCCGTTGCTACATTATCAGATGTTGATATACCAGCATTTGACGATAATGGAAAATATATTAAAACTAATTGGAATGATGGTGATGTTATCACAAATGCATCATTAAATAAAATCGAAGATGGTATTTACACTACAAATGAAAATGTTACAGCTACTAAAAAATATGTAGATGATAATAGAATAGGTTATATTAAAAGTGAAACTGTCGGTGAAACCATTGATACTTCAACTATGATTAATTCTTTTAACAATAATTCGTATATATATGAAAGCAATAATGTTACTTACTTAGAAATGGGCAAGGAATATCATGTAATAGTTAATGGCGTTAGATATAGAGCGTTATGTATAAATAATATGCCAGGTAATGATCAAATATATGAAACAATAATAGTAACTGGTGATGGATTTTCAATATCAATAATGAATAAAATGGGCTATAACACTAAATATTATACTGATAATACTAAATGTGCTTATGAAATAAAATTAAGCGATGAATTATTAGCTGCTCCACCAACAATACAAATATTAAAAATGGATATAGAATATATACCGACTTATTTAATGCCAAAAGATTTAGAAATATTAAATTCTATTAGCGTTAATCGTATAGGTGATATCGGGACAGGTAGCGCAGCAATAGGATATAAAAATACAGCAAGTAATGATTTCACATTTGCAATGGGTATACAAACAACTGCAAGTGCTCCGGGCGCCCATGCTGAAGGTGGACTTACAGTAGCAAATGCTAGTTATTCTCATGCCGAAGGTTTTAAATCTGCATCTACTGGAGAATATTCACACGTTGAAGGTATAGTTTGTGAATCATCAGGACAAGGTTCGCATGCTGAAGGTTATTATACAGTAGCTTCTGGACAGCGTAGCCATTCAGAAGGATGTTTTACCGAAGCTGCGTCACAATATCAACATGTACAAGGCAAATATAATGTAGTAGATTCAAATGGTGTTTATGCCCATATAGTAGGTAATGGTACAGGCAAAAATAACAGACACAATGCATATACTTTAGACTGGCAAGGTAATGCTTGGTTCGCAGGAGAAGTTCAAGGTACTAATTTACCATATACTATTTCTAGTAAAGTATTAGCTACTGTACCTGCTAGTGATATAAAAATAGATGGTGAAATTGCTGTAAATAATATTTCTATTAATAAAGACAGAAGATACTATATAGAATTTTTAGGTAGTAAAAAATTATGTAGTTTATTAATAAATGGAGAGATTGGTGATTTTATTATATGCAATATAGGTAATTATTCTATAGAGATACACAATAACACATTTAATATATCAATATACATTGATAAAATAAATACATCTGATACTACTGATACTTTTACTGATTTAATTATATATGAAGAAGAAGTTAAATATTTAGATAATAAATATTTAGAAACTGATTTAACATTACAAAACAGTATTAGTTTAGGAAGAATAGGAGATATAGGAACAGGAAGTAGTGCTATAGGGTATGACGTAGAAGCATCAGGTTATGCTTCACATGCAGAAGGTAGTAAGACTACTGCTTCAGGCGATTATTCACATGCAGAAGGCTCTACGACAACAGCTTCAGGTGTTAATTCTCATGCAGAAGGTGATTATACAACTGCTTCAGGTATGTTTTCACATGCAGAAGGGTATGGAAGTAAAGCTTCTTCTCAATTTCAACACGTACAAGGTAAATATAATATTGAAGACAAAGATCGTAAATATGCTCATATAGTAGGTAATGGTGCTGGTGATGCTAAAAGGTCAAATGCACACACTTTAGACTGGCAAGGTAATGCTTGGTATTCAGGTAAAGTTACTACAGGCGCTGCTCCTGTTGAAGACATGGATTTAACTACTAAAAAATATGTAGATGATAAAGTTACTAGTTTACCTCAACTATCCTTTAATGAAGCTGGTGAATTAGTTGTAACAATAAATGGAGTTAGTAAAACTTTTGTGCCTAAAAATGTATAATTAAGGATAGGGGGAATATTTATGGATACAGAAATAATTATAGCAGTACTCGCATTAGTAGGGACCTTAGCCGGTTCATATTTTAGTAACAATAAGCATACCGCTGTTATGGACGAAAAGATTAAAGATTTAAAGAAAGACATAGCAGTTTTGTCAGACAGAGTAGATCGTCATAATAATCTTGTAGAAAGAATGGCGATTGTTGAGGAACATATTAAAATGAGTGATAAAAATAAAAATAATAAAGAAGGAGATTGATAGTATGGATTTAAGTTTTATAAGTGAATATGCAGTACCAGTAATAGTTGGTATATGTTTGTGTGTGGGATATGTTATTAAAACTAGTTTCTCTAGTATAAATAATAAGTATATCCCTTTAATTATGGCTATTTTAGGGGTACTATTAAATATATGGATAACTCTTACAATAAACCCAGGAGTGTTATTAGGTGGTTTATTTAGTGGTTTGGCATCCACAGGATTACACCAAGTATTTAAAGAATTATTAGAAAGTGAAGAAAAATAAAAGGGAGATGATTTTATGTCATATTTAGTTGGTATAGATGCAGGTCATGGTATGCATACAGAAGGTAAAAGAACACCTAAACTTATTGCTGATATTAAAGTTGATGGTAAGGTAGTTAAAAAGAAAGGTGAAATAATACATGAAAATGAATGGAATAGAGCAGTAGCTAAATATTTAGCTGCAGCTCTAGAAAGATGTGGTATAGATCATTTTTACACTGCCGATATGACAGGAAAAACAGATGTGCCTTTACGTACAAGAGCCGCTAGAGCAAATAATAAGAAATGTGATATTCTAGTAAGTTGTCATTATAATGCTTTTGGTATGTGTTCAAGTTTCATAAATAGAAAAGGTGGACTTCTTGTACTTAGAACTAAAAACTGCTCAAGTAAGTCTATCAAATTAGGCAAACTAGCAGCTAAACATTTAGCAAACGATATTGATTACGCATATTCTTATGGATTAAGAAGGGATGTAGATATTAGCGGATTTACATTAGCAATACTTAGACAAACAGATATGCCTGCTATATTAATCGAGTATGGATTTATGGATGTTTGGGCTGAGGCTAAGTTAATGCCTGTTCCAAGTCGTCAAAAGAAATGTGCAGAGGCTACTTGTAAAGCTATTTGTGAATATTTTGGTGTTACTTATAAAAAACCAGATAAAGAACCAAGTAAAGAACCAGCAACTGAACCAAGTAAATATACTACTGGAGTATATAGAGTGACTACTGACGATTTAAATGTCAGAAAAGGCCCGGGGGTAAAATTTGAAAAAACAAATGAAGTCCATAAGGGTGACGCATTCACAATAACAAAAATAGATGGTAATTGGGGACATTTAAAATCTGGTGCAGGTTGGATAAATCTTAACTATACAGAGAAAGTAAAATAATACTCTACTCTACTCTGCTTTACTCTATTTAAAAAGGGCGTATACGTTTTTGTATGCGTCCTTTTAACATATTCTTTTAATTTTTCAGATGTCCATGTACCCCTCCTAATTAGGTAAGACATAAAATATAGAGTTTTATGTTTTAGCTCTATGAGGCTCTATTTTCGATTCTAAGCGTTTTTGGTCAGTATTATGTCAGTAAAATACGCGTTTTTTACATCTTATATTATGAAAGAAAAACTATATTTTTAAAGGAGTGTTTTATATGAAAAAATTATTAGGAATAACAATAGCAATGATGTTAGGAATTAGTATGATAGGATGTGAAAGTACTGAAGAAAACAATGCTAAAGTAGAAAAACCTGAAGTTAAACAAGAGGAACAAGTTGAAGTTAAAGAATCTGAAACTGAAAAAGAAAAAGTTGTACCCGAATTTGATAAGAAAGAATTAAAACATTATTTAACAACTAACTTATCAGAGGAAGAATACGATAAATATTTTAACAGTATTAAAGATGACGAAAACGGATACTATGGACGTCGAGTTATTGAATTTGATGGTTGTATACTAGATGCACAATTAAGAGAAGGATATGACACAAGATTTGAAATGCTAATGGCAGCAGGAGACTATAGTGAAGACGAAATAAATGGACCATATATAAAAGTTAAAGATATAGCAGGAACAAAATTAGGAAATTTAGTATTTGGAAAATGTAATGTAAAAGTTAAAGCAACAATAGATAAATACGATAGTGAACAAGGTTATCTAATGATAGACATATTAGAAATCGAAGCTAGATAAGACTAGCCCCTTCTGGGGCTTTTCTTTTTGCGCGAAAATAACAATGCCCTTTATGAAAGAAAACTATATTTAAGGGAGAGGTTAGGTATGGATGAAATGAAATTAAATTTAAGTTCAAAATTTATGAGAAAGATAGTTTCAAAATTAATAAGCAAATATTTAAGCAAACAAATTGGAAGTAAAGTAACTTTAGATTTAAATGCATTAAATGTACGCTTTGACGATGGCGACACTGTTATAAAAACAGATTTAGAACTTAGAATGGATAAACATGAATTCAGAAGACTAATGAAGAAAATAGATATAGATGAATTCTAGAGTATTAGTCCTATCAAGGACTTTTACTTTTGCGCGAAAATTACAACGCCTATTATGAGAGACAGAGGTGTCTCTACCCCCTTTTAATGATAATTGGAGCCTGAGCGGACATGGGCTCCTCTTTTTTCTTTTGGACATATTTGGAAAAATATGGTACTATTTATTTAAGATTGGAGTTACGTAAGATGAAAAAAATAGTGTATCAAAAGGACCTCGATAAAATGCCAAACCGAGACCGTGGCAATATACTATTAAAAGAAGGTTGGCGTTTCAAACGGTTATATTCAGAAGCAGAAACGGACAGAGAACAAAACGCATATTTTTGCATGTTGCGAATATTTATGCAAATGGCAGCTTATGATTTTGGCTTTAATAACGAGTACGACATGTACTCATATTTAGATGATAAAGGAGTGGATAAAGTATGATGAATGATGTAATTCTAGGTTTAATCTGTTTTGTATTAGGATTTATATTTGCAAGTTGGCGTGTTGTTAACAAATATTATCTTGGCAAAATGAAAGTTGATTACACAGATCCAATGAAAGATATTTATAGTATGCAAGTTGAAGATTTTAATAAAATAGATAAATCCAAGTATGTATTATTTAAAGTTGAACATACGCAAAAATAACACATTCTATTATGAGAATAAAGATAAAGGAGATGGGTTTATGAATAAAGATAATAAGGTGTTATTGGAGAAAGTAATAAATGATCGTCTTAACAAAGCGTTAGAGGATAATGACGATACTAGCACAAACTTTGACGAAGCTATGGCAGCAATCGATAGACAAAAAGATTTAGACTCTGATAAAAGAGATAAAATAATCAAACTTGTCGAAATCGGAGCGGCTGTAATAGTTACGCCAATTATTGAGGCTAAATGTCGAAAATTATTCGCTGAAATGATTTGTTCATTCGAGAAAGATTATACTTTTACAACAACTGCCGGAAAGACTTTATCAAAACTATTTAGACTTTAAATAGATTTTCAAGCTCAAGGTTATGGAAACATAACCTTTGAGTTTTCCACGCGAAAATTACAAGCACTATTATGAGAGAAAGGAATGAGTATTAATTATTAATAGCTGATGGAACCGTACAACGTGATATTAATTTACGTCATGAGCGGATTGAATGTCAATTCCTTTTTCTTTTATTTTTCGAAAGGAGTGGTAATATGAATTTAACTCAAATAGCATCTAAGACACAACGTTATACAAAAAAGAATGCATCAACTATATTAACTTGTTTAGGAGCTTTAGGAGTTGTAGGAACGACAATGTCAGCCATTAAAGCAACTCCGAAAGCTATAGAATTATTAGACAATGAAGAAGATATGAAGATAGAACGAGACGGCCAATATCTTACAAATTTTGAAAAAGCGCTTGTTGTAGTGCCTGTATATTTTCCAACTATACTGTTTGGTACAGCTACAATAATATGTATATTTGGAGCAAACACATTGAACAAAAAGCAACAAGCAGCTCTTACAAGTGCTTACGCATATTTGAATTCATCTTTCAACGAATATAAAGACAAAGTCAAAGCTATATACGGTGAGGATGGAGAAAAGAGAGTTCGAGAAGAAATAGCAAAGGATAAATATATTCATCAATCTATGCCGGAATCTGATAAAGATATGTTATTCTTTGATGAATATTCAGGACGATATTTTGAGTCAACATTGTTTAATTTACAAAATGCTGTCTACAAATTAAATAGGACTTTCGCATTAGAAGGTTATGCTAATTTAAATGAATTTTATAGATATGTAGATTTGCCAGAGACTGAATACGGTAACGTGCTAGGTTGGTCAGGATTAAAATGTTGGGAAGTATGTAACTATGCTTGGATTGAGATTAAATGGGAAGATATGGAATTACCAGATGGTTTGGTAGCACAAGCAATACGTTTTACTATACCGCCTGAAGAAGGTTATGAAGAATGGTAAGTACGCAAAAATTACAACGTATATTATGAGAAGGTTATATTTTAAAGGAGATGGTTTTATGAAAACTAAAATTGATACAACTGCATTATTATCTATAGGAGCTACTGTACTAACTATAGCAGCAACATTAGTTGGGCAGAAATCTAACGATAAGCAAATGCAAAAAGCGGTTCAAGAAGAAGTAGCCAAAGCTCTTGAAAATATGAGCAAAATAAGTGAATAGTAAAAGAAGTACGGTCTTACATAGACTTGTACTTTTTATTTTGAGGAGGGTAATTATGGATATTAAAAATTTATATGATGGAATAAAAGGTAAAGCAACAAAACATAGTCCTGAAATATTAATTGGGGTAGGTATAGCAGGTATGTTTAGTTCTGTTGTAATGGCGGTAAAAGCAACACCTAAAGTATATTCTGCAATAGAAAAGGAAAAAGAAATAAGAAGACTTGAAGAAGAACCAGAATTAACTAAAGTTGATATTTTAAAAATGTCTTGGAAATCATATTTGCCAGCAACAATTATGTTTGGTTTATCTGCAACTTGCATTATAGGAGCAAATAATGTAAATGCAAAAAGAAATGCCGTATTAACTACAGCTTGTCATGTTTCAGAAAGAGCTTTATCTGAATATAGAAATAAAGTTGTAGAAGTTATTGGTGAAGAAAAAGAAAAAGAAGTACGTGACAGAGTATCTAAAGATAGAATGACAAACGATCCGATATCAAGTAACACAGTTATATTCTCTAAAGGTGAAACTTTATGTTATGACACTATAACTGGAAGATATTTTAATTCTGATGTAGATAGAATAAAGAAAGCTGAGAATGAATTAAACCATATTTTATTAACTGGTGACTATTGTTCATTAAATGAATTCTATGACATGCTAGATATACCAGCTACTGAAATGGGAACTGCTGTAGGATGGAATGTTAAAAATGGTATGGTAGAAATATATTTCAGTGCACAAATAGCAGACAATGGTCAACCTTGTGTAGTTGTTAATTATGATATTCAACCAACTTATAATTTTGATAAATCTTTTTAAGTACGCGAAAATTACAACGTCTATTATGAAAAGAATATAAATTTTAGGAGGTAATATTATGGAACAAAACTTAACTTATAAAATGGATGAAAATGGTGTAGTGGAAGATATTGTCGATGAAAATGGACAATCTGTAATGGGAACTTTTGACGAAGTTGAAGCCGAAGAAAAAGAAGATTCTAATGTCAATGTAATGGCAATTGGAGCTGGAATTGTAGCGGTTGCAGGACTAGCAATGCTAGCACGCAAACCTATAAAGAAAGTATTCAAAGCTACTATGGCAGGAATCAAAACTTTCAAAGCTGAAATGAAACAAAGTGATGATGAAGGATTAGACACTGATGAAGATATTATCGAAGCTGAAGTTGAATCTGAAGAAGTATAATTAGTGACATAATTATATCTATAAATGATGTATGACTTTAAAAGAGATAGCAATTTAAACGATTGCTTTCTCTTTTGTTTTTATAAAAATATATTTATAAAGGAGCGTTAACTATGAAAAATTGTATAGGCGAAGAATACAAATCAAATTCTCACAAATCTAAAGGTGACGTTAGAAAAGAAGATAAGAAGATAGAAAAAGTGGCAACTGGTAAAGTAAAAACTAAAAAGAAGTCAGGGGCTAATAAACTTTCTGAGGTATTTGTAACAGAAGATATTTCAAGCGTAAAAGATTATATTTTATATGATGTATTATTACCAGCGGCAAAGAAGACATTATCTGAAATAGTATCAAATGGTATTGATATGTTGTTATATGGTGAAACAAAATCTAAGAGTAAATCAAGAGGAAGCAAAGTATCATATAGCAAATATTATGATGATAGAGAAGACGATTATAGAAGAAGTTCTAGAAGAAGAGCTGTAGGTTATGATTACGAAGATGTTATATTAGAATCTAGAAGAGAAGCTGAAGAAGTATTAAATAGAATGGAAGATTTAATAGATTCATATGGTGTTGTAAGTGTTGCTGATTTATATGACTTAGTAGGTATATCTGGAAAATACACAGACAATAAGTACGGATGGACTAATCTAAGAGATGCTGATATAGAAAGAACTAGAGACGGATATTTATTAGTATTTCCTAGAGTAAAACCGTTATAAGGAGGTATATTTATGATAATAGTAGATGGACTTATAGCTTTATTTTTAAATGCAAATTTTGAAAAAATATTACCGATTCTTGGAATAACATGTTTAATCACATTTCTAAGATTATCTATGAAAATATCACATTTTATAGATAAGATATATTATGAAGCAAATACTGAAAGTTTGGAAAAGGAGGAAAATAAATAATGAGAAAGAAAATGATCAAAGGATGTTTAGCAGTAGCGGCTGTTAGTATAGTAATGTTTGGAGTGTGCACTTTAATAGAAAAGAGAGGTGCTCACTAATGGATGAAAGAAATATTATAAACCAAGATGTAGAAATAGTTAACGATGATAGTATAATTAAAAAGATAATCAATGGTATGATAGATGAAATGGGATTAATGACAGTTGTAAAAGGATGTTTAATAGGTATATGTACGGGAGCATTATCTATGGCTATATATTTTGAAAAATGTAATAAGGAGATGAAATAATATGAAAAATATTAAAAATAAATTAATGATGACTTATAGAAAATCTGAAATGAAAGTTAGAAAACACTCACCTGAAATATTAGCAGGCGTTGGCGTTGTTGGTGTAATAGGAAGTTTCGTAATGGCTTGTAAAGCAACAATAAAATTAAATGATATTTTAGATGAATCAAAAGAACAATTGGATAAAATAAAAGAAGTGGCAGCTGATCCAGCATATTCTGATAAATATAATGAACATGATGCTAAGAGTGATACTACTATAACATACGTACAAACAGGTATGAAAATAGCAAAATTATATGCACCTTCAGTTATATTATGTGCAGGTTCATTAGGATGTTTATTAGCATCAAATAATATATTAAGAAAAAGAAATGCAGCTTTAACAGCAGCTTATGCTACAATAGATAAATCATTCAAAGAATATAGAAAAAGAGTATCTGAAAGATTTGGCGAAGAAGTAGAAAAAGAAATAAGATACAACATCAAAGCTAAAGAAATAACTACAGTCGATGAAGATGGAAATGAAGTAAAAGAAACTGTCAAAGAAGTAGAAGTTGACCCTAATAGTCCGGAAAGTTATAGTGACTATGCAAGATTCTTTGATGAAAGTTGTGCTGCTTGGCAAAATGATGCTGAATACAATTTAACATTCTTAAAAGCTCAACAACAATATGCAAATGATTTATTAAAAGCAAGAGGTAGATTGTTCTTAAATGAAGTTTATAGAATGTTAGGTATCGATGAAACTAAAGCAGGACAAGTAGTTGGTTGGGTATACAATCCTGATAATCCAACAGGAGACAACTTTGTAGATTTCGGTATATATAATATGCAAAGAGATAGAGTTAGAGCATTTGTAAACGGATACGAACCAAACATATTATTAGACTTCAACGTTGACGGAGTTATATGGGATTTAGCTTGGTGAGATGAAATGGACAACTTAGGTACTGACAGTATATTCGGTGATTAAATTATATTTGTAAAGGAGAGGTTATTTATGAAACTATTTAAAGGTTTATGTATATTCGCAGCCGGCGCTTTAGCCGGTGCTGCAGTTGCAGCAAGAGCGATAAGAGATAAATATCAACAAGAAGCTGAAGAAGAAATAGCTGAAATGAGAGATTATTATAGAGAGCTTAGAAAAAACGCTAAGACTCCAGACGAAGATAAAATAGTAGAAGAAGAAAATATCAAAGAAGAAAAAGAAGAAAATGATAAAAACGAATATGACGAAATAGTGAAAGGTTACACAAATTATACACAATATCTTTCTAAAGCTGCAGCTAAATATTTTGATACTGAAACTAAAGAAAATAAAAAAGAAGAAAAAGAAGAAAGAACTAATTATGAGCCTTTTATCATAGATGTTGAAGAGTTCGGTGAAGACCCTACTTATGACACAGCAACATTAACATATTACAAAGATAAAGTATTAACAAACGATCTTGATGACATAATAGATTATAGTGTTGCAGGGGAAGAAAACTTAAAGATATTTGATGAACATCCGGATTGTAAAGCTATATATGTTAGAGATGATATTTACATGGTTGACTATGAAATAATAAGAGATCCATATCAATATGATGAATATGACGATTTCCCTGATAAAAAGCCTCATCAATTATAGTTCAGAAGGGAGGTTATTATGATTGACAATTATATTTTAAACGACTACTTTGATTGGTTATATTCTTTGGTAAACAAAAGACGATTCGCAAGACGTTCATACAAAAAGCTATTAAGATTATTACACAGTATGTCATTTACATATGAAGATGATTTCGATTCTAACCGTGCGGCCGATGGTGAAGAATTGAGATGGAGATATGTATATGAAGGCGGAGGAGATAAAGATATTTTAGAATGGGAAGAACCGTGCACAGTTCTTGAAATGATGATGGCTTTATGTTTCCATATGAATAATATAATGGAAAACTCTGATGAGGAATATTCAGTAGCTTATTGGTTCTGGATGATGATATCTAATCTGGAACTAAACGGAATGAATGATAGTAAATTTAATACAGCAAAAGTTAAGGACATTATATTTAGATTTATGAATAGAGAATACGAACCAGACGGAAAAGGAAATATTATAAGAATAGAAAATTGCAAATCTGATTTAAGAGATGTTGAAATTTGGTGGCAAATGTGTTGGTTTTTAGATAGTATTACTTAGAAAGGAGACACTATGTAATGTTAGATTTTTTAATGATATCTACAAGAAGTACAAAACGTGGTGTCATTGAAATATATCCTAAATTTATAATCAAGAAAAGTTCTGACTTAATGATAAGAGGTGGAGACTTCTATGCCATATGGGTTGAAGAACGCGGACTATGGTCTACAGATGAGCAAGACGCATTATCTATAATAGATAAATATTTAGATAAATACGCAGAAGAAAATAAAGGTAAATTTGAAGGACATGTCAGAATTATGCATATGTGGGATGCAGAATCAGGAATGATAGATACATGGCATAAATATTGTCAAAAGCAAATGAGAGATTCATTTCATCAGCTTGATGACAAACTTATATTTTCAAATACGAAAGTATCAAAGAAAGATTACTCTAGTAAGAGATTACCATATCCTTTGGAGAAAGGTAACGTGTCAGCATGGGATAAACTTATATCAACGTTATATTCTCCAGAGGAACGTCATAAAATTGAATGGTCTATAGGAGCTATAGTCACAGGCGATTCAAAACATATTCAAAAATTTATGGTGTTTTATGGTTCAGCAGGTACAGGTAAATCTACTATATTAAATGTTATTCAAAAGTTATTTGAAGGATATTATTCTGTATTTGATGCTAGAGCATTAGGTTCAAGCAGTAACTCATTTGCTTTGGAATCATTTAAAACCAACCCACTTGTAGCTATTCAACATGACGGTGATTTATCTAGGATAGAAGACAACACAAGATTAAACAGTCTTGTTTCACACGAGTTAATGACTGTAAATGAAAAATTCAAAGCCGCATATTCTAATAGATTCAATGCTTTCTTATATATGGGTACAAACAAACCAGTAAAAATCACAGATGCCAAATCAGGTTTGATAAGAAGGCTTATAGATGTAACTCCGTCTGGCAATAAATTAACTAAACGTGAATACGATGACGTTACAAAACGTATAGATTTCGAATTAGGTGCCATAGCAAAATACTGTGAAGATATTTATCGTAAGGACCCGGGAGCTTATGATGACTATGTACCAGTATCAATGTTAGGCGCTTCGAATGATTTCTATAACTTTGTTCTTGATAGTTATTTTACTTTCAAAGAACAAGAAGATGTACCGCTTAAGAGTGCATGGGAGTTGTATAAAACTTATTGCGACGAAGCGAACGTACCATATCCATTCAGCAAAAGGATATTTAAAGAAGAACTTAAAAATTATTTTAGAGATTATAAAGATAGATATACTAAAAATGATACTAGAATGAGAAGTGTTTATATTGGATTCAGAGCTGATAAATTTGAAGACGAGGAAAAAGAAGAAGTACAAACACCTAAAATAAAACTTATAGAATTTAATTCCACAGAATCTATATTTGATAAAGATTGTGGTAAATATCCAGCTCAATACGCAACCTCAAAAGGAACTCCATCTAAGAAATGGGACAATGTTACTACAACATTAGATGATATTAACACTAAAGAACTACATTATGTAAAAGTACCTGAGAATCATATAGTTATAGATTTTGATATTCCAGATGAAAATGGTGAGAAATCATTAGAACGAAATGTTGAAGAGGCAAGTAAATGGCCTCCAACTTATGCTGAGTTCAGTAAAAGTGGAAAAGGGGTTCATTTGCATTATATTTATACGGGAGATCCGAAAAAATTAAGTGCTATATATGCAGACCATATTGAGGTTAAGGTGTATTCTGGAAAGAGTTCATTAAGACGTAAATTAACTAAATGTAACAATTTACCTATAGCAACAATTAGTTCAGGATTGCCATTGAAAGGAGAAGATAAAGTGGTTAATTTTGAAACGATTAAAACTGAGAAAGGTATTAGGACTTTAATTAAAAAGAATTTGAAAAAAGAAATACATCCAGGGACTAAACCGAGTATCGATTTTATATATAAGATTTTAGATGACGCTTATAAAAGTGATTTAAAATACGATGTAAGCGACATGAAACCTGCTGTATTATCATTTGCAGCATCTAGTACACATCAAGCAGATTATTGTATTAAGTTAGTCAATAAGATGCAGTTCAAATCAGAAGAACCATCATTACCAGTTGGTTCCCGACCAGAAGATCAAATAGTATTTTACGACATTGAGATATTTCCAAACTTATTTTTAGTCAATTGGAAGTACGAAGGAGAAGGCAAACCAGTTGTTAGAATGATAAATCCAAAACCAGCTGAAATAGAAGAATTAATTAAGTATAAACTTGTAGGGTTTAACTGTAGACGATATGACAATCATATGTTGTACGCAAGACTTATGGGATATAATAATCAACAGTTATTCAACTTATCACAAAAAATAATAAATGAAGGTAAAGGATTCTTTGGAGAGGCATATAACATATCTTATACTGATGTATACGACTTTGCGGCTAAGAAGCAATCCCTTAAAAAATGGGAAATTGAATTAGGCATACACCATCAGGAATTAGGATTACCATGGGACAAACCAGTACCTGAAGAATTATGGACACAAGTAGCAGAATATTGTGATAATGATGTTATTGCAACTGAGGCAGTATTCCATAAATTAAAAGGTGACTTCACAGCAAGAGAGATATTGGCAGACTTAGCAGGTATGTCTGTTAACGACACAACTAATACATTAACTACAAGAATTATATTTGGTAAAGAAAGACATCCTAATCTAGTTTACACAGATTTGGCAACTGGTAAACAATATTATTAGGAGGTTTAATTATGCGAAATAAATTCATGCGATTTTTAAGATATATTTTCAGAGTTAATTCGCCTAGTAAAAAAATATAATACGCGAAAAATGCATTGTCTATTATGAGAGAAAGATAACGTGGCTCAATGGTAGAGCGTCACCATTCCTGGTGAAGGTTGTTGGTTCAAATCCAACCGTGTCTTTCTCTTTTATTTTTTCAAAGGGAGAGGATATTTATGAGTGAACAATTTGAATGTCAATCATTTCCAGAATATTGGAATACATTAACTAAAATAGATTTTTTACAAAGAAAGATAATATTAAATTCAGTAGCATATTATGTATATGACCAATCGCCATTAACTGATTCTTTTTATGACGGCATATGTAGACAACTAGTTATATTACAAGAAGAATACAATAAAGAAGGTGGTGACTTTGTAAAAGATAGTAGATTCGGTTATGCATTTTATGATTTTGACGGATCTACAGGATTCCATTTATATAATAGATTAAAACCTAGTGATAGATATTATATAGATATAATGGGTAGAGTTAAATTCTCAGAGAACAAATCTAAGAATAGAAATAACTGGTCTAAATTTTAAGAAAGGAGTGATTAAATGGACATTATAAATGCTTTCCCCGGTTATGAGTTTGTCGACGGAAAGAATATATATCGTGGAACAGATGTTGGAAAAGGCGGTTATGTTTATGCTGAACCAGGAATGTATGGCAACATTGCATTATTGGATGTTGCTTCTATGCATCCTCATTCTGCTATAAATCTTAATGCCTTTGGCGAATATACACAACACTTTAAGGATCTTGTTGATGCACGTATAGCTATTAAAAGAAAAGAATTTGATAAAGCTAGAAAAATGTTTGGCGGAAAACTTGCTCCTTATTTAGATGATGAAACAACAGCTAAGAATCTGACACAAGCATTGAAAATAGCTATAAATTCAGTGTATGGTTTAACCTCAGCGAACTTCGATAATCCTTTTAGAGACATCAGAAATAAAAACAATATAATTGCTCTAAGAGGAGCCTTATTTATGAGAACACTTCAAGACGAAGTTCAAAAAAGAGGTTTTAAAGTAGCACATATTAAAACAGACTCTATAAAAATTCCTGATGCAACACCTGAAATAATAGAATTTGTAATGGACTTTGGAAGACAATACGGATATGAATTTGAGCATGAGGCGACTTATGACAGAATGTGTTTAGTAAATGATGCTGTATATATTGCTAAATATGACAATGGTGAATGGACTGCCACAGGAACTCAATTTCAAATACCATATGTATTTAAGAAGTTATTTTCTAAAGAGGACATATTATTTGATGACTTATGTGAAACAAAATCCGTAACTTCAAGTTTATATTTGGATATGAACGAGAATTTACCAGATGTATCTAGTTTAGAAAAAGAATTAAATAAAGTTTTGAAAAATTCCCCAGGGGATGAAAATTTGATAAACAATTTAAAAGAGGAAATAACAAAAGGACATAATTATAGATTCATAGGAAAGGTTGGCCGTTTCTGCCCTATTAAACCAGGTTGTGGAGGCGGTTTATTAATGCGTGAAAAAGACGGTAAATATTATTCAGCTACTGGAGCAAAAGGGTATCGTTGGCTTGAGGCAGAGATAGTATCATCTCTTGGTAGAACTGATGATATTGATGAAGGGCATTTTAAAGAAATGGCGGATGCCGCGATTGATACTATTAAAAAATACGGAGACTATGAGTGGTTTATATCTGATTCACCATATATTCCACCTATATTTATAGAAGGTGAGTACGGTATGCATCCATTTTACGATGAAGATATTCCATTTATAGGTCCGAATGAATAGGTGATATTATGTATGAAATTATATTAAATTGTGTGATAGTGGTTGAGCTTATTTGGGTTATAGCCATGTTAATTGGTATTTATAAAAATAGATTATAAAAAAGGAGATTGGTATATATGAATAAAAGAATAGATAATATAGTAGTGGAAAATGCGAGATTAATATTTAAAAACTTTGCAGGTGAAGAAAGTAAATTTAATAGAGCAGGAAATAGAAACTTCTGTGTAATACTTGACGGAGATTCAGCTGAGGATTTAAGACAAATGGGATGGAATGTTAAAGCTTTAAGACCAAGAGAAGATGAAGACGAACCAACATATTACTTACAAGTAACTGTAGCATTTGGAAATTTCCCACCTAAAGTAGTAATGATATCTGGTAAAACAAAAACAGTGTTAGACGAAGAATCAATAGACACTTTAGATTATGCTGAGATAGCAAATGTTGATTTAATAATAAGACCTTATCATTGGGAAGTTAATGGTAAAGAAGGTATTAAAGCATATTTAAAAACTATGTATGTAACAATTGAACAAGATGTATTCGCCGGAAAATATGATTGTCTAGATGATGAGGATTTACCTTTCTAATGAAACTTAGAGATTATCAAATAGACGCTGTAAAAAATATGAAAAACGGATGTATCCTAAATGGAGGAGTGGGAAGTGGGAAATCTCTCACTTCTCTTTCATATTATTATTTAAAAAATTCCGGGGATGAAAAATTCCTAAAAGGTGGTAAATACGTACCGATGAGTGATCCACCTAAAGATTTATATATTATAACAACTGCCCGTAAAAGAGACACTCTTGAATGGGAAGGAGAATTGGCTCCTTTTTTATTATCAGTGCATGATGATAAAAACATATATTCTAATAAAGTTGTAATAGATTCATGGAATAATATTCAAAAGTATAAGGATGTTAAAAACTCATTCTTTATATTTGATGAACAAAGAGTTGTTGGTTCAGGAGCTTGGGTTAAGGCTTTTTTAAAGATAGCCAAATTTAATGAGTGGATATTGTTGTCAGCTACTCCTGGCGACACTTGGATGGATTATATTCCAGTTTTCTTAGCAAATGGATTCTACAAGAATAAGACAGAATTTATACGGGAACATGTTGTATATTCTAGATTCTGTAAATTTCCAAAAGTTGACAGATATATTAATACTGGAAGATTATTAAGATTTAGAAGGGAGATATTAATAGATATGGATTTCAAACGAGAAACCGTACAACATCATGAATATATTTATGCCAAATATGATGTGAAAATGTATAGAGACGTTATGAAAAGACGCTGGGATATTTGGAAAGATGAACCTATTACAAATGCCAGTGGACTTTGTTATGCATTACGTAAAGTTGTAAATACGCATCAGTCCAGACTAGATGCATTATTGGATATATTTAGTAGACATAATAAAATTATTGTATTCTATAACTTTGATTATGAGCTTGAAATATTAAAAGATATTTACTATGGACGAGATGTTAAAGTTGCAGAATGGAATGGACACAAACATGAGCCTATACCTAAATCTAAGAAATGGGTATATTTAGTTCAATACACAGCTGGAGCTGAAGGATGGAACTGTATAGAAACAGATACTATTGTATTTTTCAGTCAGAATTACAGTTATAAAATTATGCATCAATCAGCTGGTAGAATAGACAGGCTTAACACTCCATTCAAACATTTATATTTTTATCATTTAAAAACACACTCTGGAATTGACTTAGCTATATCTAGAGCTATAAAAAGTAAAAAGAAATTTAACGAAAAAGCTTTTGCCGATTTTTAGTACGCATTATTTACACATCCTATTATGAAAGATAATAAAAATTTTATTGGAGGGATGTTTTATGAAAAACAATAATACTGAAAAGAAATCTTTAAAAGAAAGAGTTATGGAGAACAAAGGCAAAATCATTGCTGGTGTTTCAATTGTAGCTTTAGGTACAATAACTTATATGGTATATAGAAACAATGTAAGAGTTAAGGGCTTATGCAAACTCGCTGAATGTCAAGGTGAATTCAACGGGAAAGTAACGGAACTTAGCAAAAAAGAAGTTTCTTTATTACGCGAACAAGTTGAATACATGAAGACTACTAGAGAGATAGCAGAAGAAGGTGCCTTAGAAGAAGCCATAAAATCTATCAATAGAAAGATACAATATAGAATCGGTAAAATTGAAGGTTGTAAAAACAGCAAAGATCCAGAATCTTTATTAGCTAAAGAAATATATGAAAAGGAATTAAAAGAGCTTATTAGAAAACGTGATTCATTTAATGAACTATGGGATAAAATGGTACATTAATATTACGGGAAAAGGAGCTTTGCAGTTCCTTTTCTCTTTTGCGCAAAATTTACAAGTTATATTATGAGAAGAATAAATGTTGATGTGGGCCTGGAACAGACCAGGGACTACGTCTTAGTAACGTAGGAAACGTGTAGCATTAAAGTATATTGGTGGGCCTGGAACAGACCAGGGACTACGTCTTAGTAACGTAGGAAACGTGTAGCCGAGATATACTTCTTCTCATTTTATTTTTATTTTTCCAAAGGAGATGATATGTTTGGATGAAAAATTAGTATTAATTGTAAATGGGAAACCAAGAGCAGGTAAAGATACATTCGCTATAATATTAAACAAAATACAAAAAGTTTATAAATATTCAATCATAGATAAGGTGAAATCAATAGCATTAGATTGCGGTTGGAAAGGAGGTAAATCTGAAAAAGATAGAAAATTTTTAGCGGATTTGAAACAACTTACAACTATATATAGTGATATGTCTTATAATGATGTTGCTGAAAAAGTAGATGCATTCTACAATGACGATATAAAGGAAAAAATTATGATTATAGATATGAGAGAACCTGACGATATAATAAGAGCTGTTTGCGAGTTCGATGCGATATCTATATTTATAAAAAATGACAACGTACCTGAGATAACTTCGAATCAAGCTGATGCAAATGTTGAAGATTGTTGGTACGACTATTATATTACAAACAATGGAACTATAGAAGATTTTGAAAAAAATGTAAAAGCATTTTATTATAATATATTAATGAAATTATAGAAAGGGGAATGATTATGGCGGTAAGTAGAGAAATGTGGGTTGAAGATTGGTTAGGTAAAGATAATAAATTAGGATGTGATATTTGGCGTAAGAAATATCAACATGACGGAGAAACTTTTCTGCAATGGTTAGATAGAGTTTCTAATGGAAACGAAGAACTTAAGAAAGATATTTTAGACAAAAAATTCTTATTCGGAGGAAGAATATTATCGAATAGAGGACTACAAAAAGAAGGACGAAAAGTAACATATTCTAATTGTTACGTTATAGAACCACCTAAAGATAATTTAGAATCTATATTTGATGCGGCTAAGAAATTAGCAAGAACTTTCTCTTATGGTGGAGGTTGTGGGATTGATATTTCGCAACTTGCACCTAGAGGAGCTGTTATAAACAATGCTGCTAAAGAGACAACAGGAGCTGTATCATTTATGGACTTATATAATTTAACAACAAGTTTAATAGGACAAAACGGAAGACGTGGAGCTTTAATGATATCTCTTGGTTGTAATCATCCAGATCTTGAAGAGTTCATAGATATTAAAACAGATTTAAATAAAATAACTAAAGCTAACATATCTATAAGAGTTACAGATGAATTTATGAGAGCTGTCGTTTTAGGAGAATACTATGATTTAACATTCGTTAGAGAAGAAACAGGAGAAGAAATAGTTAAGACTGTATTTGCTCCTACTATATTTAAAAAACTGTGTGCAAACAACTGGAACTATGGAGAACCAGGTATGTTGTACTGGGATAATATAGAAAAATGGAATCTTCTTGCAGATGACTCTGAATTTAAATTTGCTGGTGTAAATCCTTGCGCTGAGGAGCCATTACCAGCTGGAGGAAGCTGCTTACTAGGTGCCATAAATTTATCTGCATTTGTTAAGAATGGTAAATTTGATTTCGATGATTTTGCTGAAACGGTAGCACGTGCAGTTAAAGCTTTGAATGAAGTTTTAGATGAAGGATTAGAATTACATCCATTAGAAGAGCAAAGAGAATCTGTTGCTGATTGGAGACAAATAGGTTTAGGTATTTTTGGTTTAGCAGACATGCTTATAAAAATGGGTATGGAATATGGTAGTGCTGATTCTATAGTTTTATGTGACCGTATAGGTTTTGTAATGGCGGACACAGCAATAGGCGCTTCTGCATATTTAGCCAGAGATAAAAAACCATATAACAAATTTAAACCTGAAGCATTAGATAAGAATTTATATTTCATTGAAAATACAAGAGAAGAAACTAAAAGAGCTGTAAAACGTTTCGGATTAAGAAATTCTCAATTATTAACTATAGCTCCTACTGGAAGTATTTCTACAATGTTAGGAGTATCTGGAGGTATCGAACCTATATTTGATACAAGCTATACAAGAAAGACAGAAAGCTTACATGGGAAAGATCAATATTATGAAGTTTACACACCTATAGTAAAAGCATATTTGGATAATAACGAAGTGATACACAACCTTAGTACTGGTAAACCTGTACTTCCATCATATTTTGTTACAGCAAAAACAATTGATCCAATGAAAAGAGTAAAAATGCAAAGTATTTGGCAAAAACATATTGATGCATCTATATCTTCTACTGTAAATTTACCAGAATCAGCAACTATAGAAGATGTTCATAAACTTTATATTTACGCTTGGAAAAATAAACTTAAAGGTTTAACTATATTTAGAGAAAACTGCGCTAGAGTTGGAGTATTAACAAGCGAAAAGAAAGAGGAACCAAAAGAAGAACCAGAAGTTAAGATAAAAGAAAAAGATATTTTACCAGACGAAAAAGTATTTGACAAAATCAAGCCTATGACAAGATCTGATTTAGGAGGAAGATTAAATGGTGGAACATATGTTAAGAAAACAGCATGTGGAAAACTATATATAACAATCAATAGAGATGATAATGATAATTTAGTTGAAGTATTTATTGACCCAGGAAAATCAGGAGGGTGTGTAGCTAATGCAGAATCATTAGGACGTATGGCATCTACAATGCTTAGAGGTGGAATGGCAATAGAAAGTATAGTCGACTCTGTTAAAGGGGTTAAATGTTCAGCATGTACTCAAGCTAAAGGTAGTAAGAAAGTTATTGACGGATTAAGTTGTGGTGATATTTTAGCTAGAACTATACAAGAAGAATACGACAGATTCAACAAATGTGAAAACAAATGTAAACTTAGAACGAAAGAAATTAAAGAAACATCTAGATTAGAAAATATAGCTATGATGTTAAATCCGGAAAACTGGGTAGTTCCAAATAACACTTGCCCAGAGTGCGGTATGGAAATGACTAATGAAGGTGGATGTGTTACTTGCAAGAATTGTGGATATTCTAAATGTGATTAGGAGGTAATATTATGTTAAGATTCTTATGGAGAATAATAGAAATGGTAGTCGAAGTGTTTATTCATGCTGCAATTTTAGCATTTGCAATCTTGGCATTCCTTTTCTTAATGTTAGTTATGATATTTTAATACGCGAAAAAAACATATTCCTTTATGAAAAGAATATATAAAGGAGAGGTTATTATGATGGAATTAAGTTTAGTAAAAATGGTAAGTGAAAAAGAATTAGAAGAAGGTTTAGGACTTTATGAAAGAGCATTGAAAGCTAAAACAAAATTAGCTAGAAATACTTTATTAAGAAAGTCTGCCGACTTATTAGGATTTGACACTATAGCAGATTTATTAGATTTCTTTACTATATTATAACCTAATCGATATTGACTTAATTAAGGATGAACCTTACACGGGCTTGTCCTTTTTATTTTAATTTTATAGGAGGATTATTATGAACGGTAAATATTGTAAACTATTAGAACAGAGAACAGATTTAATAAAATTTATAAAAGAAAAAGAGTTAGAAAGAATAGAAACAGATTTATTTAATTTTAGTAAATTAGCACCTCTTTATGAAATTCTAGAAAAAATAGATATGCAATTATTAAAGGAGGCGATGTAAGATGACATGTAGAAGAAAAACTAAAAAAGAAAGAGAACTAGTTGCTGATATTCACAAACTATGCAATTTATATTGTAGTCAACATGAATGTTATGAATGTAAATATGGAACTTATCCTAATGAAGACTGTCCTAAAGCTTACGTTATTGATTTATTAGACAAACATAGAGATTACGAAGAAGAGGAGGAAGAATAATGAAAGTATATGCTGTTATATCTCAATGGATGGATTGCGATGGTGATTGGATAGACAGAAGAGTTGAAAAAATTTGTAAAACTAGAGAAGCAGCTGAAAGATACATGGAAGAGCATCTTAGATATGGAAGAATTCAAGTATTTGAACTATACGAATAATTAAATTAAAAAGATATTTTTGAAAGGGAGGTAACAACTATGAGCAAGGAATATGACGAATATATAAAAGAACATTGTGCAAATGTTAGAAAAGGATTCTATTGGATTAAAAGAAGTTTGCCTGAAGTACTTATCGATATTCCTGGCGTTGATTACGAATTAAATATATTACTTCATGATGATACAAAGTATAATAACGACGAATACGATGCATACGATGAATATTTCTATGAAAAAAAATCAAAAGACAGCGAAAAGAAAATGCGATACGCATTCCAATATCATATACATCAAAACCCTCACCATTGGCAACATTGGGTTCATATTACAGATAACGGAAAACCTAGTGTTATAGCGTTAGATATGCCTTATGAATATATCATCGAAATGATTTGTGATTGGTGGTCATTCAGTTGGAAATCCGGAGATGTGTTTGAGATATTTGACTGGTATGAAAAGAACAAAAAGATTATGAAATTAAGTAAACGAACAAGAGACACAGTTGAAGATATTTTAGATAAACTTGAAAAGAAATTAATTAAAGTTAGAGGACCTAGAAAATAATTAAGGAGGTAATTAGTATGTCAAGTATTATATTTTGGGGAGCTGTCATTGTCGGTGGCTCTTTTCTTTATATTGGAATGGGGGGACAACCTTCCAAAAAAGAACAAAAAGAAGAGCTTCACTATGAGAAAGAAACATATGAATATTTTTGTAAATTACCATTAGATGAACAAGAAAGATATTTTAATGAAAATCTAGACTTGAGATATTACAAAGATGATTCCACTGTAGGATTAACAAATGATAAATACTTGAATGCTAAACACGCTGAAGAAATATCAAGACGCACTGGTAAACCATTCACCGATAGATACAAAGTATATTAAAAAATTAGGGAGAGGTGTTTTATATGAAAAAGTTAACCAAGAAAGAAAAAGTGTTATTTGGAGTTTCTGTTGTTAGTCTAGGCGTAGCTGGATATTTTGGTTATAAATATTTAGATGTTAAGAAAACAATGGAATTATTAACAAAAGAGAAAGAAGATACAAACGACAGATTAAACTTTATAGAATTCTTAGTTATTGAATCAGAATGCATACCTAAAGCTTTACAAAACGGAAATAATAAGCTATCAAGAGTCCAAAGTAAAATAACTGCTGAAACAGAACGTTTATTATTAAAACCTAATGACATTCAAACACAAAAAGCACTATCCAATCACAAAGCTGAAGAAGCAAAATTAATAGAACATATAGCTAAAGCGATGAAGTTAGATGAAGCTGTAAAAGCAGATCAAAACATTTACGCGAATTAAACAACTTATATTATGAGAGAAGATAAAAGGATACCCTGTTGCGGATTGACGCAATTGAAATAGGAGAGTGATTCAGGTATTAAGTATTGCGATGACCTGTTGCGGATTGACGCAATTGAAATAGGAGAGCGATTCAGTCATTGGCGTACATCTTCTCTTACTTTTTATTAAAAAATTAGGGAGAGGTGTTTGATATGATTAATAAATTCTTAGATAATTATGAGTTCTATAAAGCTTATGAAGAGAATGGCCCATTTTCTAATGAGACTATAAGAAAGGCTGATAGATTTTTAGCAATCAAAAATAAGAAAAAGAAATCTAAAAGAAAACAAAGAATCACTGTTAATCAATTAAAGAAAAAAGAGGGGCGTGAATGTTATGAGAACGTGTAAAGTTAAACCAACATATTTTCAATGTGGATTATGCCTTGATTACCAAATAGAAAACTCTACTGTAGCCTTATGTCACCAATGTGAACCAGCTAATAAGATATTTGACTTGGTATGTATGACAGACGATTTTGCAATTGTTATGGATGAAAGGGGTGAAATGGAAAGAGTAGAAGTAGATAGAGTTCATGATATAAAAGAGGAGGAAGAGTGTTAATGAAAGTATTTATATCTTTACCAATGCATGGAAGAACTGATGAAGAAATTAAAAAAGAAATGAAAAGAGGTGTGGAATATTTAAAAAATTTTTATAAAAATGAAGAAGTAGAATTAATTGACACATTTATAGATTTAGGTGATGCTCCAAGATTAGCATATTTAGGTCGTTCTATACAGTTAATGGCTGATGCTGACTTGGTATTATTTATGCCGGGATGGAACGGAGCTGATGGATGTCTTGTTGAACATTTGACAGCAATTAGATATGGAATAAGAACAATGTATTTTGTAGAGGAGGATAAATATGGCTGGATTTTTTAAGCGTCTTTTCTGTAGACATCATTATGAAATGGAAGAATATTTCTTCGGTGATATGAAAAATTACGGAAGAGGTGTTGGAGTATGTACAAAATGTGGAAAAAGAAAGGTGTTGAAATAATATGAAAATAGATAAATTTAAACATGTTGATAATTGGCAAGATGTTAAGGATGCAACTATGAATACAATAGGAAAAAACACAGGAGCATATCCTGATAGTAAATGGAAAAGACAATTAATATTGTCTGAACATTCGCCAATAAGAAAATTAAAATTTGAATGGCGCTGGTATGATTTGAAATCATGGGTTTCAGTGCATTTTGTTAGACATAAATTTGGTATAGACCACTTTGTCAAAACTCAAAGAACTGACCGTACAGGAGTTAATAGAGACGATTTACCACAAGGTAGTTTAGTAAATCATGAAGTTGAAGCAAATGCACAAGCACTTATTAATATATCTAGAAAAAGATTATGTAGCTGCGCGTCTCCTGAAACTAGGAAGGCGTGGCAAGCTGTTAAGGACGAAGTAGCTAAGACTGAACCAGAATTAGCAAGCTGCATGGTTAGAGAATGTATTTACAGAGGTTTCTGTCCTGAGATGTTTGGTTGTGGTTATGATAAAACAAAAGAGTTTGAAGAGGAATTAAAGAAATACAGAGGAGTTGAATAATATGTTTTTGATATTAGTAGTTCTTGTATGTATCAATTGCGCCTTATGGAAAATAGCTAAAATTTTAGAAAGGAGATTAAAGTAATATGAAGTTCTATATTATTGAAAAAATATTCGAACTTTTGATAGTTTGTCTAATTATAATATTGACCTTAATAATATTGATAGCTGGTTAAAAGGGTGTAAATTATATAAATAAAGGGGAGAGAGGTTATGTTATATTACGATTTAAATAAATATCAAATACCAAAGGATTATACTTATAAAAGTTATATTAATGAGGCAGTTAGCAACATTAGAAAAGGGAACAACGCTGAGTATTATAAAGATACTTTATTTAGATTAACATATCCTGTTGCAGTATCAGAGCTAAACAAATACGCTAATATTGATGAAATCACTGAGTTGTTGCCTATAATGAGTATTGCATTTATGAAAACTGTTGAAAAATTTGATTGTAAAAAACAAAATAGCTCATTTATGAATTATTACAAAAGAACTATGCATAACGATATAATACTTGCTTATGATAAGCACCGAGAAACTAATGAGAAAACTAGGGAAGAAATTAAGAAACGTATAAAAACTATGGCATCTTTAGATTATCTTGTCAACATTAGTGCCGATGATGAGGTCCCTGTATATTCGCTTGTAAAGGATGACAAAGCTCGTATAGATGAAAAGGTATCATATGAAGAACTTGTTGATGTTATATTTGAAACTATTGATACAATGTTCTCTGAATCACAACAAAAGAAAAAAGATATTTTCGTAAGTTACATCAATGCTTGTATTGCTGGCGAAAAAATGAATCAAAAGAAAGTGGCTAAAGAACTTGGTGTGACTGTAAGTTACGTATCTAAAATTGTAGTCAAGTATAAAAAAGTATTAAAAGATAAATTAAAAAGGAGAGGATATGCATGTTAGGTAAAGTATTATTTTATGGATTACTATATTTTGTGGCTGTAGGTTTGATAGTTATGTTCTTTATGGGAGCGCATGAAGACGATTTATAATGGTCAGTTTTATTTTTAAAAAGTGGGCAGTGGTCAGTTTTATTTGACCATTCCCTATTTTTTTTGCAAAAGTTTGAAAAAAGTGGCCAAAAATGGCCAGAAAAAATGGCCAAAAGCCCACTTTTTTTGAAAAGTGGCCACCCCCTCAAACCCAGTGATTGCAACGGTTTCAGGGGTCTTGTGGCCAAAAACCCACTTTTTTCTCTTATTAATGTGAAAAAAAAATAATAAATATATATAGATAGGCAAAAAAAAGTGGCCTTTTGACCACAAACTATTTTTGGAGGGATAAGAATGAAAAAAGAAGAAATGTGTGTTAATTGTGTATTTTGTGAAATGAATAATGGAGTAGAGTATTGTGCTGTAACAGGAGGTATGGTCGAAACTGATGGATATTGTTTGTCTTTTAAAAAAGATAAAGATGAATATAATGAATCTAAAGTGTATATTGATCCATTAACAACTAGAGATGAAATGGCATGTATAACTGCTGAAATAAAGAGTGAAAGTTATCCAAAGCTATCTAGACTTATAGAATATTTGATGAAAGAATATTTAGTTAAAGATATACAAATAGAAAAAGTGTTAGAAGCAGGAGAAGAATTTTATAGAGCTAAATTAAAATATGAAGAATTTCCATTTTAGTTAGGAGAAGATATTATGGGAGATAGAAGTTTAATGCAATTTTTATTTATATGTATATGCATTATATTTTTGTGTTCACTTATAGTTGACTCAATTAAAGACAAAATGAACAAGTAGGAGGATATATTATGAAACTATGTGGTAATGAAGGATGTAAATGCGAACATGTTCAAATGTGTGCTTTATGTAAACACTATGACTGGAACTACGAAGTCTTAGATAATGATTTATATGCTGATCTTATGTGCAATTTAAAAAATGATGTTGTAAAAGGTTTTAACTATTGTGAAAATTTTGAATGCTTTAGATTGGAGGACAATAATGAAGAAAGAGAATGATTAGGGTACGCGAAAAAAACATGCCCTTTTATGAGGAGAGAGATATGTTGTGGGATTACTGATGTAAAGAGCAGTTGTTTAGTCTTAGACTAAGTGGAGGACTGTATATCTCGTCCTTTTTGTTTTTAGAAGAGAGGCTTGAAAAAGTATAAGAAGAAATTCTTACTCTCTTCTTTTTCATTAAGAGTGATGAAACTATATTTTAAAGAGGAGATGATTGTATGTACGAAATTTTAAAAACCTTATCAAAACCTAATATGTCAATGTTAATGATAATGAAATTGTACTACTAAGGTTTGAAAGGGGATATTCTATTATGGGGAAATTAGAAAGAGATTTTCAAAAAAATTTAATTAAAGAATTAAAAGATATTTTTGTTGGATGTATAGTCATGAAAAATGATTCTGCCTATATTCAAGGAATACCGGATCTTTTAATTTTATACAATGACAAATGGGCAGCTCTAGAAGTAAAGAAATCTGGAGCTGCATCTCATCGTCCTAATCAAGAATATTATGTTGACAAAATGGATGACATGTCATTTGCAAGGTTTATATATCCTGAGAATAAGGAGGTAGTGCTAGATGAACTTCAACAAACACTATTCTCTGGAAGGTAAACATGCATTCCTTGGCGCTAGCAAATATCATTGGATTAATTATGATGCTGATAAATTAGTAGATTCATACACTAAATTTCAAGCAACATTAAATGGCACCGTCTTACATGACTTTGCTTGCCAATGTATAACTTTAGGACAAAAGTTACCTAAATCTCAAAAGACATTAAACATGTATGTTAATGATGCTATTGGATTTAAGATGAAGCCAGAACAAGTTCTATATTATTCTGATAATTGTTTTGGAACAGCTGACGCTATTATATTTAGAAACAATTTATTAAGAATACATGATTTAAAAACTGGTGTAACTAGAGCACACATGGAACAGCTTGAGATATATGCTGCTCTTTTCTGTTTGGAATACAATAAGAAACCTAGCGATATTGATATGGAATTAAGGATTTATCAAAACAATGAGATTATCGTCCATAATCCTACAGTGGAAGATATTTTACCTATTATGGATAAGATAATCACGTTTGATAAAATAATCGATAAAATGAAGATTGAGGGGGAATAGTAAATGGCTTATCAAGATAAACCACCTATTGATGAACTATTACACTATGGAATGCCTAGACGTTCAGGAAGATATCCTTGGGGAAGTGGTAAAGACCCCTACCAACATAGCGGAGACTTTCTATCTAGAGTTGATGAATTGACTAAAAAGGGCATGAGTGAAAAAGATATTGCTGAAAGTATGGGATTGACTACTAGTCAATTAAGAACACAAAAATCTTTAGCTAAAGATGAAAGAAGACAATTAGAAGTTGACACAGCTAAAGGTCTTAGAGAAAAAGGATATTCTCTTAATGAGATAGCTAAACAAATGGGTTATAAAAATGACTCATCTGTTCGTTCTTTATTAAATGAACAATCTGAAAGTAGAATGAAACAAGCTAAACAAACAGCTGATTTCCTTAAAAAACAAGTAGACGAAAAAGGTATGATAGATGTAGGTGTTGGTGTTGAAAGGGAATTAGGAATATCAAAAGAAAAACTTAAAACTGCTTTATATATTTTGGAAATGGAAGGATATAATACATTTGGAGGTGGAGTTCCTCAAGTTAATAATCCAGGTAAACAAACCAATTTAAAAGTATTATGTCCACCAGATACACCTTATAAAACAATAATAGATAAAAACGGTAATGAAAGAAAAGTATCTAGTGCTATATATGATTATCAGAATGTACACTCAGTACATGAATATACATCACATGATGGAGGACAAACATTCGATAAATTTGTTTATCCATCATCTATGGATTCTAAGAGACTTGCTATAAGATATGCTGAAGATGGTGGATTAGAAAAAGATGGCCTAGTTGAAATAAGAAGAGGTGTTGAAGACCTTAACTTAGGTAATTCTCATTATGCACAAGTTCGTATTATGGTTGATGGAACTCACTATATAAAAGGAATGGCTGTATATTCTGATGATTTACCAAAAGGTGTAGATGTAATGTTCAACACTAATAAAACAAAAGATAAATCTAAACTTGAAGTATTGAAACCGATAAAAGATGACCCAGATAATCCATTTGGTTCTTTAATCAAAGCTGGTGGCCAAAGTTACTATACTGATAAAAATGGTAATAGAAAACTTTCATTAATAAATAAGAGAGCAGAAGAAGGTGACTGGGGCGAATGGGCTGATAAATTACCTTCACAATTCTTATCTAAACAAAACTTATCATTAGTAAAGAGACAATTAGGCTTAGCATCTGCAGATAAACAAGCAGAGTTTGATGAAATAATGAGTTTAACTAATCCTACTGTTAAGAAATCATTACTTAAATCATTCTCTGATGACTGCGATTCAGCGGCAGTGCATTTACATGCAGCAGCATTACCTAGACAAAAGTATCAAGTAATCTTACCGGTACCTTCAATGAAAGATAATGAAATCTATGCTCCTAACTATAATGATGGAGAAAAGGTAGCACTAGTTAGATACCCTCATGGAGGACTATTTGAAATACCAATCCTTACTGTCAACAATAAACACAAAGAGGCCAAAAAATTAATAGGAGCTAATGCTAAAGATGCTGTTTGTATTAATAGTAAAGTAGCAGAGAGACTATCAGGAGCAGACTTTGATGGTGATACCGCAATGGTTATTCCTACAGGTGGTAGTGTTAGAATAAGTTCCAAACCGCCATTAAAAGCGTTAGAAGGATTTGATCCTAAGATGGAATACCCAGAGCGTCCAGGAATGAAGTATATGAAAACGGGTAAGAAAGACAATACACAAAATGAGATGGGTAAAATTTCTAACTTAATAACTGATATGACATTACTTGGAGCTAGTGATGATGAATTAGCAAGAGCAGTTAGACATTCAATGGTTGTTATTGATGCTGCTAAACATAAACTAGACTACAAGAAGAGCGAAGCTGACAATAATATTAAAGCATTGAAAAAGAAATACCAAGGTCATGTTGACCCTGAAACAGGAAGATACAGTGAGGGTACAGGTACAATAGTATCCCGTGCCAAAGGACAACAATCAGTACTTAAGAGACAAGGTTCTCCTATTATAGATCCTGAGACAGGTAAACAATCATGGAAAGTAGCAGATGATTTAACTTATGAAAAGAAAGTAGTAGATAAGAAGACTGGTGAAGTTAAAACTAAAACAATAACTAAGACACAAAAAAGTACTAAGATGTTCGAAACTGATGACGCATACACATTAGTATCAGATAGTAGGAACCCAGTTGAATTAGTATACGCAGACTATGCTAATCATCTTAAAGTCCTAGCTAACCAGGCCCGTAAAGAAATGGTAACTACCCCAGACATACCATATAGTCCTGAAGCTAAGGCCCACTATCAAAAAGAAGCGGCATCCCTAAAAGCTAAAGTAAACGTGGCCCTAAAGAATGCCCCACGCGAACGTCAGGCTCAGACCCTAGCTAATGCCATAGTTCAAGCCAAGGTAAAAGACAACCCTGATATGACTAAGAAGGAGAAGAAAAAGGTTGGACAACAGGCCCTAGATAAGATGAGAAGACAGGTGGGGGCTAAGAGAGAATTAGTTAAGATTACAGACAAAGAATGGGAAGCTATACAGGCAGGAGCCATATCACCGAATACATTAAAGACTATCCTAAATAATGCAGATATGGATACTGTTAAACAATTAGCTATGCCTAGAAGCACTAAAGAACTAAGTCAGGCTAAAATAAATCATATAGCTACTCTTAAGGCTTCTGGCTATACCAATGCCCAAATAGCACAAAAACTAGGTGTATCTGCATCAACTATAATCAAGTATTCAAATAAGTAATTATTTGTTTGATTATATGTAATTAATTTGTTTGATTGATTGTTTGATTAATGTTTTAATAAATGTTTGTATAAAGTTTTGAAAGGAGCTTAATTAAAATGAAAGTAATGTTATCAACAATTGATAATCCTTTTAATCCTTTTGAAGATTTCAATTCTTGGTTTTTGTTTGATGTTGAAAAAGGTTACAATTCATGTTCATACTTAGCAAGAATAGCTAAAACATCAAATGAATTCACAGAAGAAGAAGAAGCAGAAGAGATTGAAAGAGCTATTGATGAAATAATTCAATATGATTTTATGAATTTATATATAAAAGTAAAGCAACCAGATTCAGAAGAAGATTAACGCACCCTGGAGAATTAATTTACAGAGGCGGGGGATGTGCGAAATTTGCACCCCCTCCCTGCATAAGATCGGAAGAGCACACGTCTGAACT